GCCTCGCCTTATCGCTAACTGCAAAGAAACGTCCAAGAATGCGGTATCGCTCTCATAAGTCCGGCCTTATGCCTAATCCGTTAGGAATCCGGCCCAATACCTAGGAGAACCGTTCCGTAGCGCTTATGGCGTCTATGGGGCATACGTCAAGCCTAGGTACCCAATATCTTAACCCGGTTGTGCGCGCGCCTACATGCGTAGCCCATATATAGAGGAGTCCCACACAATGACAAGAAAGCGAGCGGATTCCGCCTCCTATGCGGTAGAAGCGACACAAGCGGCGTACTCGGGAGTAATGCAACCTCCGGCCCATATCCGGATTACAGAAGCGGCTATGCCCTTTTGGGAAGCTATCGTACTGGCCCGCGCGGCTGATACGTGGAACCCGGTAGACCTTCAGCACGCAGCTAACCTAGCCCGTTGCCAAGAGCACATTGAGCGGCTTAGCTCGGAGATTGAAAAGGAAGGGGACGTACTGGTTAATGCCAAGGGCACTCCGGTAACTAACCCTAAGCATTCGCTCATGGAAACCCTCTCCCGGCGGGCTGTAGCGCTCTCGCGCTGTATCCACGTCCACGCAGAGGCAACCGTAGGGCGTTCGGCGGACGCTAGCGGTAAGTTGGCGGCTGAGAAGGCGGCCAGAGGCGCACGCAAGACTTCGGCCCTCTCCGACCTCGAAGCGCTGGAAGGCGGGTTGCTCCAATGACGCCAGAGGAGCGGCTTAGAAGCCCTTTCAAGTCCGGCCCGGTACCAGTGCTGCGGGACTGGCGTAGCTTGCCCGTGGCGGACCTCTCCCGGGCTGAGAGGAATATGCGTTGGATTGAGACAGTCTGCGTTATTCCGGAAGGCGCGCTAGTCGGCCAAAAGCTGAGGCTGGCGGAATTCCAAGAAGCGTTCTTTTACTCGGTCTACGACAACCCGCACAAGACGAGGCGCGCCCTCTTTAGTATCGCTCGAAAGAACGCCAAGAGCGCGACCATTGCAACCATCCTCCTATTGCACTTAGCTGGCCCGGAAGCGGTCCTTAACTCTCAGATTGTGTCCGGGGCTATGTCCCGCGACCAAGCGGCCCTAGTCTTCGCCCTTGCGGCCAAGATGGTCCAGCAATCGGAGCTATTGCAGTCCCGCGTAAAGATTAATCCGTCCGGTAAGAAGCTGATAGGGCTTCGTATGAACGTTGAGTACAAGGCGCTGTCCGCAGAGGCCAAGACCACTCACGGGCTGTCCCCGGTCCTCGCTATCTTGGACGAGATTGGACAGATTAAAGGCCCGCAAGATGACTTTATCGACGCGGTCACTACGTCACAAGGCGCACACGCCCAGCCTATGCTTATCGCGCTGTCCACTCAGGCGGCTACGGACGCGGACTTGCTCAGCCAGTGGCTAGACGACGCGGAGCGGTCGCAAGACCCGCGCATTGTTTGCCATTTGTACGCGGCCCCTCCGGATGCGGACATTATGGACGAGGAAGGTTGGCGTATGTCTAACCCGGCCCTTGGTATCTTTCGCTCTCTGGACGACCTCGTAGAGCAAGCCAAGCAAGCGGCCCGTATGCCCGCCGTAGAGAACACTTTCCGTAACCTTATCCTTAACCAACGCGTCTCCGTCACGGCCCCGTTTATATCGCGGGCTGTGTGGAAGGATTGCGCTGGCGAGTGGACGGATTTTGACAAGACTACACAGCTATTCGGCGGGCTGGACCTCTCAGGCACAACCGACCTTACGTCATTCGCGCTTATCGGCAAGATTGGCGACCTCTGGCACTCTCAGGTTTATTTTTGGACGCCAGAGCAAGGGCTAGAGGACCGGGCCAAGCGCGACCGGGTACCGTACGACCTATGGGCCAAGCAAGGGCTACTCCGGACCACTCCGGGGCGTACCGTGGACTACGAGCACGTAGCCCGGGACATTCTCGACATATGCGACGGCTTGAACGTCCATTCAATCGCGTTTGACCGTTGGCGGGTTGACCTTCTCGCTAAGGAGTTCTCCCGGCTAGGCATCGATACGACCATTCCCAAGCGCGACGGCGGCAAGCTTTTCCTCGTGGAGCACGGGCAAGGGTTCCGGGACATTTCCCCGGCTATGGACCTCTTCGAAGCGGAGCTAGTAAACGGACGCTTCCGTCACGACAACACGGACGTGCTTACGATGTGCGCGGGTAACGCCGTAGTCATCAAAGACCCGGCGGGGAACCGCAAGCTGGACAAGAGCAAAGCCACGGGACGTATTGACGGCCTCGTAGCGGCCACTATGGCGTTTGGCGCAACGGTCCTAGCAGCGGGCGAAGTAGAAAAGCCCCGCACTTACCAACTCTTCTTTATTTAGGAGCGCACATGAGCATTAAAGCGTTCTCCGCTATCAGCATCAAATCGTTTAACGACGAAGCGCGAGAGATTGAAGGCGTAGCGACTACGCCAACGCTGGACCGGGTTAAGGATAGCGTCAAGTCAACGGGCCTCCGCTTCAATGCGGAAGTCCCCTTGCTCCTCAATCACGACCATAAGCAACCTGTCGGCAATGTTCGATTCGGCACGCCCACGGCCAAGGGCCTCCCCTTCCGCGCCAAGATTGCGCGGGTAGAGGAAGCGGGCGCGGTGAAGGACCGGACGGACGAGGCTTGGCACAGCGTCAAGGCTGGAATCATTAAGGGCGTGTCTATCGGCTTCAAGCCGGAAGAGTACGAACCCAATAAGGCGGGCGGTATGGATTTCACCAAGGCGGAAGTACACGAACTTTCCCTTGTGGCTATTCCCTGCAATCCGGAAGCCGTGATTACGGCGTTTAAGTCTTTGAGCACGGTAGACGAGGCGGACGCGCAAGCGGCGGCCAAGGCTCCGGGCGAAACGGCAGTAGAGACGCGGGCGGCGATTGCCCCGGCTATCGAAGCCACAGCAAACGGGGAAGGTGAAGCGGCCCCGGTGAGTGACGACGCCCGCAAGGCGGCGGTAGCTCGCGTTTTGCTTCTCCTTTCTTAAATCTCTCTCTATTAGGAGTACATATGAACCTGTCGGAAATGATCAAACTCGCCCAAGCCCAACTCATGGTTAAGGCTGACGAAAAGTCGGCTATCGTGGCTAAGGGTATGGAAATGACGGACGCGGAAGTTGCGCGCGGTACGGCCCTCGCTGGCGAAATCAAGTCGCTTGAAGCCCGCCTTACGCTGTTGAAGGAACAAGAAGCTACGGAAGCAGCGGCAGCTACCGCCGTGGTTGCTAAGGGCCTCGAAATCCCGGCCACGGCCAAGATCGAAGTCAAGCCCAACGCCCCGAAGGGTTCGGCATTTACCCGCGTCGCTATGGTTATGGCGCGCGCTAAGGGCAACTTGGCTATTGCTAAGTCGCTGGCTGAAGACCACTTTAAGGACGACGCTATCGTTACGGGTATCGTGAAGGCGGCAGCGTCGGCAGGTACTACGACCGTTGCGCAATGGGCCGGTAACCTGATTTACCCGGAACAATACGCGGGCGATTTCATCGAAATGCTGTACCCGCAAACGATCCTTGGCCGTTTGAACCTCCGCAAGATTCCGTTTAACGTCCGCGTTAGCTCGCAGATTAGCGGTACGTCGGTTGGCTGGGTTGGCGAAGCTACGCCCGCCCCGGTTACGGCGGCTGGGTTCGATTCGGTCAAGCTGGGTTGGAACAAGGTTGCAGCGCTGGCCGTGTTCTCGGACGAACTTATCAAGTTTAGCTCCCCGGCGGCGGAAGCCCTCGTACAAGCGGACTTGCTGAAGGCTACGGCCCAAGGTCTTGACCGTTCGTTCCTGTCGTCGGCGGCGGCTGTTGCTGACGTGTCCCCGGCTGGCGTGCTTAACGGCGTGACCGGTATCGCGGCTGGCGGTACGGACGCCCTCGCGCTTATCGCTGACGTGCAAAAGGTTGTCGGTCCGTTCATCGCGGCTAATATCGACCTCTCGCGCGCCACGTTCGCAATGTCCCCGGCCCGCGCTCTGGCTATCGGCTCGATGCGTAATGCGCTGGGCGCGAAGTACTTCCCGGATATGACCGTCAACGGCGGCGTTCTGGAAAACTTCCCGGTGCTTACGAGCAATAACATTCCGGGCGATAAGATTGTGTTCCTCGTCCCCGATGAAATCTACCTCTCGGAAGACGCAGGCCCGCAAATCGAGAGCTCGACGGAAGCGAGCATTCTCATGTCTACGACTCCGGTTGCAGACGCGGCTACGGCCCAACTCGTGAGCATGTTCCAATCGGGCATGGTCGCGGTTAAGATCGGCCAATTTATCAACTGGCAAGCCCGCCGCCCGGGTCTGTGCGCAAGCCTGATTACCGGCGCTGCGTACGCCTAAGCTTGGTCCGCCCTTCGGGGCGGTTCCCTCAGTGCAATATCTAGGAGTGCTTACACTATGTCACAGACTAAAACCACGGTGCAAGCGCTCCGTGATATTCCATTGCTTCGTACCATGAAAGAAGGCGAAGTACGCGAAATGCCTATTGAGGAAGCCCGCGTACTGTATGCCCTTGGTGCGGTCAAGACCTACGTTGAACCGGTGAAGACCGAACCCGCCAAGAAGCGGGCAGCTAATAAGGAGGCTTAATGGCAATTTTCGACACGCTAACTAAACGCTTCAAGCCCAAGGGCGCTATTCCGGTTGGCGCTGTCGGCGCGGTTGCTGTCGGTTCCCTTGGCTCGCAAGGCTATATCCGTGAACCCTTTATGGGCGCATGGCAAAAGAACGAGACGCTTACGACCCGGGACGGCATGCTAGCCAGTTCCGCCGTGTTCTCGTGTATCGACCTGATTAGCTCGGACATTGGGAAGCTTAGGATTAAGGCGGTTAAGTTTATCGATAGCGTTTGGCAGGAAGTCAACACGCCCCGCTATACGAAGCTCCTCCGCAAGCCTAACCCGTACCAGACCCGGGCACAGTTCATTAAGGCTTGGGTAGCTTCCAAGCTTGCACACGGCAACGCGTACGTGCTCCTCGTGCGTAACGCGCAAGAGGCGGTTATTGAAATGCACGTCCTTAACCCTAAGTACGTTATCCCTCTCGTCTCCCCTAGCGGCGCGGTCTTCTATCAGATTTCAATGTCCCCGCTGGAAGTCTCCCCGCTTGAATCTACCGTAGTCCCGGCCCGTGACATTATCCACGACCGGGGGATTACCTCTTGGCATCCCCTCGTAGGTATGTCGCCAATTGCGGCTTGCGCTGCGGCGGCCACGCTGGGTAACGCCATTGCTACCAATAGCGCGGCGTTCTTTGGAAACGCGGCCCGCCCTAGCGGCGTGCTGTCGGCCCCGGGTTCTATCAGTGACGAGACGGCGGCACGGCTTAAGCGCGGCGTTGAGGAAGGCTACCACGGGTCCAACTCCGGTAAGTTTATGGTCGTGGGCGATGATTTGAAATTCTCGTCTGTGACTATGACGGGCGCGGACGCTCAGACGATTGAGCAATTGAAATGGACGGCTGAGGACGTGGCCCGATGCTTCCACGTACCGGGCCATAAGATCGGACTCGATACGGGCGCAAAGACGGCTAGTAGCTCAGCAATCTACGAAAGCATGTATTACTCGGATTGCTTGCAAGCGCACATTGACGGAATCGAACTACTCCTAGACGACGCCTTGGCGGTCCCCACGGATACCGCGCTGCGGCTGGACACGCGCGAACTTATGCGTATGGACGAGGCGGCCCAGCATGAGGCCAACTCTACCGCAATCCAAGCGGGCTACCTGAAGCCTAACGAGGCCCGCGCTTACGTCGGCCTTGCTCCGGTCAAGGGCGGGGATACGCCGTATCTCCAACAGCAAAACTACGCGCTGGCGGCCCTCGCAGAGCGCGACAGTAACCAACCCTTCGCCCAGCCCGTGCAACCCGCTGGCGGGGCTGTGGACGCGTCCCCGGGCGCTTCTGACGACCCGGCGGCACAGACTACGGAGGACAACGCGGAATGACCGACCTTATTACGCTGGACCAAGCCAAGCGGCATTTGCGCATTGACGACACGTATAGCGACGCGGAGCTAACCGGGGTTTTCATCCCGGCGGCCTCCGCTATCGTGGCCTCGTATCTGAAGTGGAAGACGCCCGCACCGTATGACGGCACGGATACCCCGTATCCCGTCCATATCGTGTCGGCTACCTTGCTCGTGCTCGCTACCCTATACGGGGACCGGGAAGGGGCTGTAGACCCGATTAGCCCCGCTGTGGTTTCCATCTTGCGCCGCGACCGTGACCCGGCATTGGTGTAAGCATGGCAACCACGAACAAGCCCCGCCTTGCTGCGGGAAATCTAAGCGTACGGGTATCGCTACAGCGCAAGGCCAGCGGACGGGACGCCCTCGGGCAACCCCTCAACGTCTGGACGGAGTACGCCCAAGTATGGGCCAGCGTCGTACAGGTACGCGGCATGGAACGAGTTACGGGCGGCACGGAGGTAGACAGCGCGTCCGCCTCTATCCGTATCCGGTATCGGACTGACGTAACGAACGCGGACAGGGTTGTAGCGCTGAGCGCTGGCGGCCTCGTGTTCAACGTCAACTCCGTAATGCCTAACGCTATGTCGCGCGAGTACACGGACCTTGTCTGTACGGAGAATGCAAACAATGGTTGAAGCTCTCGTATATAACGCCCTCCTCGCGCTGGCGGGCGGTAACGTCTTTCCGGACCTAGCGCCGCCCCACACGGCTACCCCGTGGATTACCTACAACGTCGTCGGCGGTAGCGACAGCGCCTACTTGGACGGGTTTCCGTCCGCGCGTAACGCTATTGTGCAAATCGACGTATGGGCGGCTACCCGGATGGACGCGGCTACGCTCATGGAAGACGTACGCACAGCGCTTATCAACCCTACGGTTAAGGGCGTCCCGCAAGGTTCGCCCGTTGGCACATTCGAAGCGGATACGAAGCTGTACGGCTCGCGTCTTGACTTTTCAATCACATATTAAGGAGTACACATGAGCGGTTCTACGGCACTTTCGGCACAAGGTACCAAAATTGAAATGAACACGGGCACGAGCGGCGCGCCCGTCCTCACCCCGGTTACCAACGTCTCCGACGTTAGCGGCTTTGACGGCAAGGCGGCGCAAATCGACGTTACTAACCTCTCGTCTACGGCTAAGGAACGTATCTTGGGTCTGCAAGACTGGGGTAGCGTCACGCTGGCGGTAGACATTAACCTTAAGGAAGAGTCGCACGCGGCCCTTCTGGCGGCTAAGAAGGCTGGCACGGCTAAGGACTTCACGGTTACGCTTTCGGACGAATCGACTATCACGTTTAGCGCGTTCGTGTCCACGTTCCCTATCGCGGCAAAGGTTGACGCTGTGTACAAGGGCAACATCGTACTTGACATTACGGGCGATATCACGGTTACCCCGGGCGTCTAAACACGGCGGGCTTCGGCCCGCTTTTTAATCTAACCCTTTAATTTGGGAGTCTTTATGAATAAGGAATTGCTTTTTGCGGCCCTCCGCGCAGAAGTTAAGGAAATCGAAGTTAAGGCGGTTGGAGCGGTCCTCCGCTTCCGCGTACTGACGGGCAAGGCGCGGGACTCGTTCCGCGAATCGGTCCAAGCTGGGGACCAATCGGCCTCGCATTTCGAAGCCTCGCTTGTGGCGGCTGTCGTGGTTGCGGAAGACGATACGCCCCTCTTCACAAAAGAGGACGTGGCTACGCTGCAAGACGGTAACGCCCTCGCGCTGGCTGAAATGGCACGCCACGCAATGGCCGTTAATAAGATTGGCGCGGAAGCTGAGGACGCGGCAGCAAAAAACTAAGGGCCAGTCCGGAACGCGCTATGTGGTTCCGGCTGGCTTTGAAAATGGGCCGTACCGTTGCTGAACTTCAGGCGGCTATGTCTAGCGCGGAGTTTGGCGAGTGGATTGCGTTTTACAGCATTGAACCCTTCGGGGAACGGATGGAAGACCTACGCGCGGGCGTGGTTGCGGCCACTGTCGCTAACGTCAATCGCGGGGCGGATACCCCGCCCTACAAGCCTTTGGACTTTGTCCCGTGGGCGCAAGAACCGGAAGTCAAAGCTAAGCCCTCTGCGGAGGCTATGGCGGCTATGTTCGGTGTCAATCTCACGGAGGCTAAGAAAAATGGCGGGACGTTCATCATTAAGCGTAACAGGAAGTGACGACGTATTGGCGTGGCTGGACGAAATGAAAGAGACGGTGACCGGAGATAAAGCGCTCCGCGTCGCTGCGGCCAAGGGCGCGGAGGTTCTTAAGAACGAGGTACGCGCGGAGGCCCCGAAGGATACCGGGGAGCTAACGCTAGGTATCGGTATGGCGTACGCCCCGGATAGGTCACGCGTTGGCGTCATCGCTACATACGAAGTTTTCGTTACTGGCAGCTACCCGGACAAACGGAACGGTAAGCGCGGTATGCGCAAGGCGGACGTGGGGCGCTGGCTGGAATACGGCACGTCCAAAATGAGGCCCCGCCCTTTTATTCGGCCCGCATTCGCAGCTAAGAAAAGCGCGGCGGCGGACGCGGTTACCAACTCACTAAAGGAGAGTATCGACAATGGCAGATAGGGAATTAAAGATTGCCGTCACTGCGGACTCTGAAGGGGCGGTAGTAGCGTTCGCACGGGCCAAAGACAGCATAGCCAAGTACGCAAAGAGCACGGACGACGCTAAGCAAGTCCTCCAAAAGTTTGACGACGCGTTACGCGCAAGCGGCGCGGACACGGAAGCGGCACAGCTTAAGATTGCGCGCTACGTCATCGAACTTGACCGGACGGCGAAGACAGCGGGCAAGACCCGGGGCGAATTGTTGGAAATGAAGGCCCAAGTGCTGGGCGTAGGCAACGCGTTCGCAGAACAGATTGAACAGATTAAGCACGCCACAAGCGCGCACCATGAGTTTAGCGCGGCCACTTTCAAGACGGCGGGCGTACAGCGGGAAATGCTCGTTCTCTTCCACGAGCTATCGCAAGGGCGCGGTAAGCAATTCGCCTCCTCGTTGCTGGTTATGGCCTCGCGTATGAACCTTATGTCTCTGCTGTTTAACCCGGTAGCGCTGGGTATTGCGGCTATCGGCGGCTCTATGTTCGTCACTGGCGAACTAGTCCACAAGGCGGGAGAGGAGCTACAAGAGTACGCGGCCCATATGTCGAACCTGTCTCAACAGACGGGGCTTACGACCAAGGCGGCTCAGGAAATCTCCTTTGCGTTCGGCGCGGTCGGTATGGATTCGAAGGATTCCGCTAAGTCCATCATTGCGTTTAGCGAGTCATTGAACAAGGCGAAGGAAGGCAACAAAGAGAACGCCAAGGCGTTCCAAGCCCTCGGGCTGTCTATGGGCCAGCTTAAGAGCATGGATTCCCACGAGGCCCTTTTAGCCGTTGCGGACGCATTCCACGCTTCGGCGGACGGTGCGGGTAAGGCGGCGGTAGCCCAAGAGCTATTTGGCTCGGAATGGGAAAAGGCCCTTCCCCTGTTGAACCAAGGGCGGGAAGGTATCAACAGCCTCACGGACGAAGCTAACAAGCTGGGCGGCGTACTGGCGGACAATACCGTTATCGCGCTGGATCAAATGAAAGAGAAGACGGAGCACGCCCACGCCTCTATGGAAGCCATGAGTAGGCACGCCAAGGCGCAACTGCTCCCGGCTATCTCCGCTATTACGGATGCCTTCTCCGATAACGCGGTTATGGGTCCGGTTCTGGACGGCTTCTACAAGGGCCTTCTCGAAGTGTTCCGGGCCGTGGTTACGGCGGCGGCTACGGTCGTCACGGGCGTACGCCAGATTATCACTACGGTTAGCACGCTGGACGACATAGCGGCGGACCTTACTAGCGGTAACTGGGACAAGATAGCGGGCCACGCCAAGGCGGGCTACGACAAGATGAAACAAGAGGGGCAAGACTACCTTAACTTTCAAAAGAAGTTGTATTCTGACGAGGCCCAAGCGGCGGCAGCGGCCCATAAAGAACCCAAGGGAACAAAGGAAATCCACTTTGCGAAGGGCACGGGCGGAGAGCATAAGCCTAAGCACGACGAAAACGCCCTCAACGGCGAGATTGCCGCACTCAACACGCAGCTTAAGAACCTAGAGGACGCCCGTAAGGACTCTCTCGACGTTCTTAAGGGCCAGTTTGAACAAGGCTTGCTCACGTACCAAGACTATTACACTAAGCAAATTGCAATAGACGAGGACGCGTACAAGAAAGAGGAAGACCTACAGCGTAAGCGTATAGCCCTTGCGGAGCAAAAGCACAACTTAGCGGCGGCACAGACGGCCCAGCAAGAGCTAGGACGGATTGAGCATGAGCACGTTAAGGCGGTCCAGACGGCTAGCGATTCCCTCGGGCGCGAATGGAAGAAAAGGCAAGACGCCTTTACCAAGTTCGTAGACACGCAAAACGAAAAGCTGAGGGAGCAAGAGGAAGGATACGCCAGCGCTATCGCTACTCCGGTCCTCACGCAACGCGAGGCGGCGGACTACGCGGTACGGCTGAAGCTGTACGACACGTACCAGAAGGACAAGCGCAAGATTGAGGACGCGTATCCCGGGGACGCGAACAAAGAGGAGCAAGCGCGGCGGCTGGCGATTGTTGAAGACGGCTACGCCAAAGAGTTGAAGGCGTACGAAAACTACAAGAAGAAAGAGGACGCCCTACGCAACGATTACGGCGCGCAAATCAAGATTGCCTTTAAGCAACAGCAAGGGGACGGCATTACTACGGCGGAAGCTATGGGACAGGCGTTTACCGCTACCTATAACGACATTAGTAGCGCGCTGGAAACCTTCGTTACTACGGGCAAGCTATCGTTTGGTGACTTGGCGGCTTCTATCTTGGAAGACCTCGCAAAGATCGTTCTTAAGATGCTGGAAGTTCAGGCGGTTACAGCGGCTATGTCCTTCTTTACGGGCGGCTCGGGTGCCCCAGCGGCGGGCGGTAACAGCTACGGCTTTACTATGCCTTTGGCTAAGGCTTCCGGCGGGCACATTAGCGGCCCCGGCACGGGCACTAGCGATAGCATCCCGGCCATGCTCTCCAACGGGGAGTACGTCATTAAGGCGGACGCGGCGGCTAAGCATCGCGGATTGCTGGACGCTATCAACAGCGGACAGGCGGCGCACTTTGCCACGGGCGGCCCGGTCGGTACCTCGTCGGCCTCCTCCGCTTCCTCTGGCGGCGGGGCCAATGTCACGGTCAACGTTACGAGCGGGGACGGCGGCGGTATGAATCCGGAAGACTCCAAGGCGCTGCAAGCTTATATCCAAGCGTTCTTTGACAAGCGCTTAGACCAAAAGATGCGGGGCCAAGGCGGCTACGCCTATCAGATTAAACACGGCAACATCTAAGGAGGCACTATGGCTACTCAAACCTTTACGTGGGTACCTCTCGTAGAACCTACGGGCACAACCAAGTTTTTGGTGCGGGTAGCCCAGTTCGGAGACGGCTACTCACAAGCGGTATCGGACGGCATCAATAACAAAACGGACTCGTGGCCCCTTACCTTCGTTGGTTCGGGCGCTACGATTTCCGCTATCAAAGCATTCTTGGATTCGATGAAAGGCGCAACGCGCTTTTACTGGACTCCGCCCCTTCGCACGCAAGCGCTATTTAGGTGTACGGACTACAGCGTAAAAGCATCGGGCGGCAACGTCTACACACTTAGCGCAACATTTACGGAGGCGTTCTAATGGGAGCATTACAAAAAATCGCTATCGGCACGCCTCCGGGCGGGGTAGACGGGGATACCGTCCGCGCCGCGTTTATTAAGGTCAACGCCAACACGGACGCGGTAGCTACTCAATCGGCATTCGCCAGCGGCGCGGACCTTACGGCCCCGGGCGCACTCACTAGCGCCAACGTCGGCCAACGGCTTAATATCAACCTCAGCGCCCCGGGCACTTTCAATTTGCCCTCCGCCGTGACGTGCCAGAAAGACCAAGTAATCTACCTCCGCAATATCGGCACGGCTGTAGCCACGCTGGCGAAGGCATTGGGGACCACGGACACGCTGGGCGTTACGGTCATCGCCCCGGGTTCGTCTTTCACGCTGGACACGGACGGGGCCACGGGCTGGAAGGTACTCGCTGGACAGGCTACGGGAGACACGACGGTACACGGCACGCTTTCTACGGACGGCGCGGCCTCTGTGGGCGGTCTGTTGTCGGCCAACGCGGGCGCTACGGTACACGGCGGGGCCACGGCGGACACGTTGCACGTTACCGGCACTTCCCAGTTTGACGGGGACGTTGCGGCTAACAAGGTCACGGCGGCTACGCTCAACAGTACCGGCTTGGCTACGGCCAACGGCGGGCAAGCTGTAACCAACGGCCTCACGGCTGATACGGCGCACGTCACGGGCGCTACGAACTTGGACGGCGCGGTCACAATGGCGGGCGCGGTCGCGGTTACGGGGACTCTCACGGCCCGGGCCAATCCCAATCTGCTGTACAACGGCTCGGGAGAGTTCGGGGACATTGGGTGGTCTGGTACGGCCTTTGGCGGCCTCGTGGACCCGGTTACGGCCTTGGGTAGCCAGTTCGTCAACGCGGCCCCTCTGGCGGCCCCTACGGCGGACAGCGGGACCATTATCAACGTAGGTCCGGGTATCGCTCTGAACCTTGCGGGTAGCGTGCTGGCCTCGGGCGTTACCTCGGGCGTGCTGGCGGCAACTCTCACGGCCTACAAGGCGGACGGTACCAGCCTTGGCGCGGTGTGTTCCCTCACGGGCACGAACGGTACGGGCTGGGCGCACAAATCGGCCACGGGCACAACCCCGGCCCTTACGGCGTACGTCCAGCTTACCAAGGGCATTAGCGGCACGGTCGCGGCTACGGCCAAGGGTGCGGGCTTCAAGCGGCTTAAGGTCGAATTGGGTACGGTCGGTACGATGTACAGCCAAGAGGCCAGCATTGCAGCGGCGGCTAACGCTAGCTCGCAGTCTACCCAATCGTCCAGCTTGCTTTACCTCGTCGGTACTACGGACGTGGTAGGCACGTTCGCCAGCGGAGATACCGCACTTCGTACCCCGGGCTTTATTGCCCCGTTCGTGTCAGTCAATCGAAGCGGGCTTACGCTCCGCCTCGGGACCCACTTTACGCTTCGTGCGGACGGTATCCATATTGACTTTATGGACCCTCTCAACGGCAACGAGGAAATAGAGGTACGGCTTACGGGCACGTACAACCCGTCAACGGTCTATCTCCCCTCGTTCCCTTGGGTCCAGCCCTTGGCGGGCACTAGCTACATTGCGTACCCGCACACTCCGGGCTTTGCGTACTTGACCCTCCGGGGCGTGTGGCTGTCCCCGGGCGAAGACTACACGGAGGACGCTACCGGCTTTACGCTCGTCGGCTTCACGGCGGACGGTTCGGAAAAGTTCGGTATCTTGACGCTTAACCCTATCAACGTGGCTAACGCGCTGGCGGCTACTAACCCGGTCATTGCCTCGGGCGGCCTCACGTTCCCGGACGGGCGCGTACAAGGTGCGGCGGCGTCTAACCCTAACTTGCTCGTCAACGGCAATTTTGACGTTTGGCAAAACGGGGCCTCGTTCTCTAACGCTACCTCTAACTCTACCGCGTACATCGCGGATTGCTGGCAAGTGTTCCGCGCGGCCTACGCTGGCGGCTACACGGCCCAGCTTGTGGCGGGCGTAACGACTCTCCCCGGGTCTACCAATGTCCTCCAAATCAACCGCACAGCGGGAGACACGAGTACGGCGGTTATCGACGTGTCGTACAGCTTCGAGAGTGTCCAAGTGAAACGTCTACGCGGGCGCAAGTACACCTTGTCTTTCTGCGTTGCGGGTATCGGCGCGCTAATCGGACAGTCCTTTTCAGTACGCGCAATTTTCGGCACGGGCACGGACAGCACAGTCCCTACGGGCTTTACTGGCGTGACTAGCTCCGCTTGGGATTCTAAGACCCTTAACGCTAACTTTACTCAGCGCTCATTCACTTTTGATATCCCTAACAACGCCTCGCAAATGGGTATCATTTTTGAGTACGTTCCTACGGGCACTGCGGTAGCTGGGGACGGGTTCTTTCTGGCCCAAGTGAAGCTAGAGACTGGCGGAGCGGCTACGCCGTTTGTCCCGCCTAACCCCTTCGACGAGGAAACGATATGTAAGCGGTATTACCAACAGGTAGTAGCGGACTACCAAGGGTACCAGTTGATGGCCCAGAACGTTATTGCGTCACTGGCCCTTCCGGTTGCTATGCGTGCTAACCCCGCGTGCTCTATGAAGACTGCGGGATCGTTAGGTAACACCTCTACGCCTACTCTCTTCGCTTACAGCAATACACGTATCTCGTTCCAAGGCAACGCAACCGCAACCGGCATGCTGTACTTCGTCGGTTACGTGTGGCAACTAGACGCCCGCCTTTAACCATTAGGAGTACAAAACCATGTCACAAGCTTTAAACACGGCGCGGCTCTCCGACGGGGCGGGCGGCCGTAACCGTTTGCATAACGGAGACTTCCGCTACAACAAACGCGGCGGCGGGGTCAACGTCAACGGCGCTATCCAATATTGGGTAGACCGATGGTACAGCTACGTAAGCGGCGGTACGGCGAACGTAAGTACCAACGGCAACCGTGGCGCGGGTAGCCCTAATGCCCTCTCCCTGATTGCCAACGCTGGCGCAACCATCGGCGTACTAGGCCAGCGAATAGAGGCCCTAAACATCGTGGACCTTGTAGGGCGTTCGGTGACTCTTAGCGGCTGGGTCTATCACACGGTTGGCGGCGTGCGTCCTACTCTTACGGCGTTCGTTCCGGACGCTACGGACGTTTGGACTTCCCGTACCACGGGCGCTAGCGCGTACGTAACCCCGGCAAATATCGTAGCTGGCTGGAATTACTTCGCGGTTACTTTCACGGTACCGGCTACGGCTGTCCGTGGAATGTGTGTAGAGATTGGTAGCCCGCTAACGAGCGGCCAACAGCTAGCGCTGTCGGATATTAAGCTAGAAGCGGGCAACACTGCTACGGCTTTTGATCGACAAGATATTGGGGACGTTGCGCGGCAATGCCTCCGGGTCTTCTATAAGGATCGCGTCTACTTCCCAGCCAACACGACTGTAGGTATTGCGCTACCTGTGCCTATGCGTCTGCCTATGTCCGGTTGCGCTATCAGCGGGTACGGGGCGGGGTTCGTAAATGACGACCCGAACGGCTATCAACAGCTTATCGCACACCAAACGGCACCGTCTGGCCAAACCATCGTCATCGATTGCGAACTTTAAGGAGACTCAATGAGTGCATTAAGTAAATTAGCGAGTCTCTTAGGACTCTTTGACGGTACGTTACCTCTTGCTAACCGTAACCATATCGTAGACCCGCAATTCGAGCAAACCGCCGGTGCGGCGGGCAGTTCAACAGGCGTAGCTCCGGTGTGGTCTAAGTGCGTTATGTACTACGTAATGGGCGGCACGGGCGGTACGTTGGCTAGCGCCCAGTTCGGGACTTCCGATGTTCCGGCTACTCAACCAGCCGGAATGTTTCAACCTATGTGGCAAGGGCTGAAGCTCACACAGAGCACGCCACACACAGGTAGCGCCGCAACTACGACGGCTTCCGGTGTATGGCAAAACGTAGAGGACGTGCGTACGCTTAGCGGCGGGTCTGCTACGTTCTCGTGTTGGCTGTGGCTCGCGGGCGGCGGCCCCGTCACGATACCGGCAGCAATCGTGCGGCAAGGCTTCGGCACTGGCGGAAGCCCAGCCGCGCAAGTCGTTATAGACCCTACGGTTAATTGGGTTGTCACTACGACGCCTAAGCGCTTCTCCGTACGGGTAGACCTTCCGCCAACGGCGGGAAAGGCTACTGGAAGTTCCGGGAATAGCAACTTGCAGGTAGGACTTTGGTTCCCGCCTAGCGTGGCCTTCACGCTACTTACTACACAGTGGCAACTGGAATCGTGCCCGGCTACCGCCCCGGCTACAGGCTTGCCTACGGCCTTCGAGTATCGCGGCCCGCAAGCGGAGCTAGCGCGCGCGCAGCGCTTCTACCAGACTCTGCGTATGGGTATCGATATTCCCGTAGGCGTCGGTGCTGCTGCGGTCGGCGCGTTCTCTAACTACGCCGTAACCATGCGCGCCGTCCCTGCTGCTTCCGTCACCACTCTAGTAGAGTCCGCCAATTTTACGGGCGCGGTTCTCGACATGGCTACGCCGTCTTCCATTCGGTATCGTGGAGCGTCGGTAAGCGGACCAAACAATCTTTACGTAACGGTGGACATCGCGCTAGACGCACGCCTTTAACCTTTAGGAGTTCTTATGGACGAAATTAGCTTTGACTTGGTCTTTGGTATGGACGGTGTCCCTTCTATGGACGCTATCCAATTCACGGACGAGACGGGGACCGTTTGGACCGTGCCCCTTGGTGCGGGTCATCGATTCGAAACCCAGTTTGATGAATTCTTGGCTGACGGCGGGATTGTCGGCTACTAACCAATAGGAGGGACACTTGTCCATTAACGCAGACATTCAAGCGCTAGAACCGGGCGGACTCGTAGAGCTATACGAGATTGACAGTACGGCTATGGGCGGTGACCTCCTCCGGTTCCATCCACACTTGACGGCGGGTTCTATCGTCTTCCAAGGCGTGGAGTATTCGCCGTGGCCCGTCATCGGCCAAGGGTTCGGTAGTAGCGGCGGGGCTACCCAGTCTACGCCTACGCTCACGGTATCCAACGTGGACGGGACCATTAGCGCGCTGTGTATTCTCCTTGGTGACCTCGTGGGCGCAAAGGTCAAGCGCAAGCGCACGTTGGCCCAGTACTTGGACGGCCAGCCTACGGCGGACCCTACGGCGGAAATGCCGGTAGAACTTTGGGTCATCGAACAGAAGGCGGGAGAGGACAACCTTAGCGTAGAGTTTTCCCTGTCGTCCGTGCTGGACTTTAGCGGGCGGCAACTCCCTAACCGTCAAGTGCTGGCCTCGCTGTGTAACTGGCAGTATCGCGGCATTGAGTGCGGCTATAGCGGCATGGTGTACTTCGATAAGAATAACGTCCAACAGGCGGACCCTACGCAAGACTCTTGCGGTAAGCGGCTGTCTAGCTGCAAGTGTCGCTTTGGCGCAAGCAACCCGCTACCATTCGGCGGCTTCCCCTCAGCGGGAACGGCGGGGACGCTATGACGGAATCTAACAAACACGCGATAGCGATGCACGCGCTAGCGGTCTACCCGCAAGAGTGTTGCGGCGTAATCGCTGGCGGGTTCTACAAGCCGTGCCGCAACGTATCCCCGGACCCGCGTAACGCTTTCGAGATTGACCCGGAGGACTACGCGGACGCGGAAGACAACGGCCCGGTTACGGCTATCGTCCACTCGCACCCCGGCGGCCAAGCGCGGCCCAGTGAGGCGGACTTGTCGGCATGCGAGGCGGCGGGCGTCCCGGAGTGGATCATTGTTAGCCTAGGGGCACAGCTAGACGGCTCGGTCGCTGTCGAAGACTGGTACACCTTCAGCCCTAGCGGGTACTCCGCCCCGCTCGTTGGTTGTCAGTTCTCCCACGGTACCAACGATTGCTACGGCCTTATCCGCCGCTACTACTGGCAGGAACGCGGGGAAGACCTTCCGGACTTCTACCGGGCTAATGATTGGTGGCAAGACGGGCATAGCGACCTTTACACGGAAGGCTTCCCCAAGGCTGGCTTTGTTGCCATGCCAGAGGGTACGGAGTACGCCGTAGGGGACGTGCTTCTTATGCGTATCCACTCGCGTAACAACGTCCCTAATCATGCGGCGGTCTACATCGGGGACGGGCGAATCTTGCACCATTGCTATAACGCCCTCTCACGGCGCGACGAGCTAGCCCGCTACGCGCCCTACGTCACTCACACACTAAGGAGGCACTATGGAAGAGAGAGTTAGTACTATTCGCCTCTACGGCAAGCTAGGGGCCAAGTTCGGGCGGGTACATTCATTCGTTGTCGGTTCGGTTCGGGATGCTACGCGCGCGTTGTGCGCTATGGTCCCCGGCTTCGAGCGGGAGCTAATGACCTCGGAAGACCGGGGTATCCGTTACGCCGTCTTCGTTGGTAAGCGCAACCTCGGAGAGAAAGAGCTAGCGTACCCCAGCGGCGGTATGGACATTCGCATTGCCCCTGTCACGACGGGGCGCAAAAATGGCGGTGTGTTCCAAGCTATCGCGGGCGCGGTCCTCTTCGTTGCGGGCGCGGTGTCCGCGTACTTCGGTAACCCGTACGCCGTTCAAATGATGATGATGGGCGCGGCTATGGCCTTTGGCGGCGTAGCGCAAATGATTAGCGCACATAGTGCTAACCAGTCCGGCGGCAACGGCGAGACGAAAAAATCCTACAGCCTGACGGGCGCACAAAACACAACGTACCAAGGCGGCCCCGTGCCCCTGCTGTACGGGCGCATGCGGGTAGGTTCAACCGTGATTAGTGAAGGCTTGCTAGCCAAAGACGGTACCGCCCAGCTAGTAGGCGGTCATTACGAAGTAGTCTAATTTAAGGAGGTTCAATGGATAAGCGAATTAGCGGCGCAAAGGGAGGAGACAGCGCGCATACCCCGGTACAAGCCCCGGACAGTCTGTCTAGCGTCACATACGCGCAAATCCTAGACCTCGTTAGCGAGGGTCCGATTTACGGCCCGCCGTCCGGGGATATGCAAAGGGACACGTATCTTAACGACGTAGCAATTAAGAACGCGGACGGTACGACTAACTACCTCGTGGATGGTTTCGACTACCGCCCGGGCAGTATCGACCAAACGTATATCCCGGGCTTTGACGGCAGCGCGCAAGAGACTAGCGTAGGCGTGGCCCTCACGAAAAATAGCCCGTGGTCCCTCGTGGTTAATGACCTCACGCAAAACGCGGTTGTCGTTACCCTCAGCGTACAAGCGCTCAGCAAGACGGATTCCAAGACCGGGGACATTAACGGCTACGAGGTTAAGTATCAGGTGCAATTGCAGGTTGACGGCGGGGCGTGGTCGGCTGTTGTCGATACGGCATTCAGCGGCAAGGCGTCTAGCGCGTACTCGCGCTCGCACAGGGTTAACCTCACGGGCGCAACACAAGCTTACGGTATCCGGGTTGTCCGCCTCACGGACGACACGACGGACCAATATATCCAAGACAAGACGAGCGTTGTTAGCTACTCGCTTATCGTGGATGCAAAGCTACGTTACCCGCTGTCGGCCCTCGTCGGCCTCTCGATTGACGCGGTCCAGTTCTCTAGCCTTCCTACCCGTAGCTATGACCTTAAGGGCTTGCTCGTCAACGTCCCGAATAACTACGACCCGGTTACGCGCTCGTACTCGGGCACATGGCAAGGCGGCTTTGTAAAGGCGTGGACGGATAACCCGGCTTGGATTTTCTACGACCTCGTCCTTAATAACCGCTACGGTATGGGCCAGTACGTAGACGCTACGATGGTAGACCGGTACAGCCTGTATCAGATTGCACGCTATTGTGACGTGCTCGTATCGGACGGCCAAGGCGGAATGGAACCCCGCTTTACGTGTAACGTGTATATCCAAAACCGGGAAGACGCCTACAAGATTCTGCAAGACTTGGCGTCCATCTTTCGCGGGATGGCGTACTGGGCGGCTGGGGCTGTGGTTGCTGCGGCGGATATGCCGCAAGACTCCTCCTATCTGTACACGGCGGCCAACGTCGTAGACGGCAAGTTTAAGTACGTAGGGTCCAGCTTGAAGACCCGCTATACGTGCGCGGTTGTTTCGTGGCTCGATCCTAACAACAGCTATAAGGAAGCCCTAGAGTATGTGGAAGACCCGGACGGAATCGCGCGCTACGGGATTACCAAGGCCAGCATTACGGCGTTCGGCTGTACCTCGCGCGGCCAAGCTCAGCGTGTCGGCCAATGGGCTATGCTTACCTCGCGCTACGAAACGGGGCTTGTTACCTTCTCCGTAGGCTTGGACGGCACGATATGCCAGCCCGGGCAAATCATCGCGGTAGCGGACCCGGCACGGGCGGCCCAGCGTCGCGGCGGGCGTATCCCAGCGGCAACCACAACGAATAGCTTTGCATTGGATAAGGTTGACCCGGCTATGGCCGTGGGCGATACGCTTACGGTAATCATGCCAAACGCTGTCCCGGCAAAGTCTACGATTTCCAATATCAACGGCAACGTGGTTACCGTGGCCCCGCCTCTCCCCGCTGTCCCGGTCCCGGGCGCTGTGTGGATTAGCGAGAGCGCGCAAGTCAACGCGCAATTGTTCCGCGTTAATTCGGTATCCGAAAAGGACGGGCTTACCTTCGAGATTTCGGCAACCCAGTACGAACCCGGCAAGTTTGCGGCTATCGACAACGGGGCAGTAATCGACGTACGGCCTATCACGGGCAACAGCTTCACAACTCAGGTACCGCCTACGGGCGTGACCCTTACCCAGTTCGTAGTTATCGACCAAGGCATCGCAAAGACCAATCTAACCATTGGCTGGGTACCCGCGCCTAACGCGGTTAGCTACCGCGTCCAGTTCCAAAAGGATAGCGGGGCTTGGTGCGATGTTGGCGTTACCGGGCAAACCGCGGTTGATGTTAGCAACATCTACGCGGGCAAATACCTTGCTCGTGTGAGTGCTACGAACGCGGCGGGTATTACGTCGGTCTACGCTACGTCCTCGCTTACGTCCCTCAACGGTAAAGAAGGGCTTCCGCCCACGGTCGCTACCTTCACGGCGTCTACGGACAAGGTCTTTGCGATTGAGCTAGATTGGACCTTCCCGGCTGGGGCTGGCGATACCGCCTACACGGAGGTTTATTACAGCCACACTCCGGACTTCAGCACGGCTACGCAACTGGGGCGCTACTCGTATCCGACACAGACCACAAACCTTATAGGGTTGACGGCTGGCTACGATATGTATTTTTGGGCGCGCCTCGTGGACACGACCGGCAACATTGGCCCGTGGTCCCCGGACAGCACAGCGGAAGGCGTACACGGTATGTCATCGGCCAGCGCTACGGCGATCTTGGAATACCTCACGGGCCAGATTGAAGCTACGCAACTGGCAATCGAACTACGTACGCCCATTGAGAGTATCCCGGCTATTGCGGCCAAGGTTGACGACACGGCTAACGCTATCGCAATCGAGACTCAGAACCGGATAGACGAGGCGGCGGGCTTTGCTCAGCAAATCTCTAGCCTCACGGTACAACGCTACTTCTCTCCGGAGGCTGGGGACGATAACCAGTACGCGGGCAATATCTCCGCCTATGCTGGCATTTGGTCGGAGCAAGACGCACGCGTTAGCTCGGAAGAGGCTATCAGTCATCGTATCGACACGGTCCAAGCGGCACTAGACCAAATCGACCTCTCTACGATCATGGCAACGATTCAGACGGAGACTACGACCCGGGTAACGGCGGACGAGGCACTAGCTAGCCGTATCGATACGGTACAGTCCAGCATCAACACGGCCAAGGCTGATTTGCTCGCTACGATCCAGACGGAGACAACCGCGCGGACCACGGCGGACGCGGCCAACGCCTCGCTTATCACGACGGTACAGGCTACGGCCAATTCAGCCAATAGCAAGTCGGACGCTAACGGCAACGCCATTACGCAAAACTCCGCCAGCATCCAGACCAACGCTACCGCTATTGCAACACTTAGCGGGAACGTGTCGGCCTCGTACACGGTGAAGCTGGGCGTAACGGCCAACGGCATCTACTACGGTGCGGGCTTTGGTGTAGGTATCAACAATAACAGCGGGTACATTACATCGGCCTTTTACGTTCGCGCTGATACCTTCGCAGTCCTCAACACGACGGGCGCGGCTACGGCCTTCTCTCCCTTCGTTATCACTGGCGGCCAAGTCTTTATGAACCAAGCCTTTATTGGCACGGCCTATATCGACAACGCCCGGATTGCTGACGGTGCTATTACGTACGCCAAGATTGGGGACGCACAGATTGGCGGGGCCAAGATCATTAACGCCAGCATCTACGCGGCCCACATTGCAAACGCGCAGATTATCAACGCGCACATTGTGGACGCTCAGATTACGACGGCCAAGATTGCGGACGCTCAGATTACCAACGCCAAGATTGGGAACTTGCAAGTAGACACGCTAAAGATTGGCTACAACTCCGTTTCGACCATCGCGGCATTTGGCGGTAACGGTACGTACTACGCCAGCGGCGGGACGCTCGTTTGTATGCTGTTCGGTACGTGCGGGCTGTCTAACGGCGCGGCGGGGACTATCTCCGCCAACGTCAACGGCTCAACTATGCAAATCGCGGCGCAATACGGCCCGGTCAACCCGGCCCAATGTATCGTAATCGGTTCCCCTGTTGGCGGTATCGGCGTAAGCCTTTCACAATCCGGCTCAGCCTATGGCGGTGTGCTAGTCATTATGGAATACAAACGTTAAGGAGCTACTTTGAACTTGGAACAACTCGCGGCCTCTATGCCCGGACTTAAGACCTATACGCATTACGACGAGGACGGGAAATTTACGTACAGCGTTGCAATGTTGGAGTCTATGGCGGAATACCAGCTTGCGCATGTGGTAGCGGGCGGCGGGTTGCTTGAAGGCAAAGGCAACCCCGATACGGAGTACGTCCTAGACGGCGTACGCACGCCCCGCCCCGTCAACCCGGCCAGCCTCAACGGCCAAACCTTAGAGAACCTTCCGGCCTCCTACGTCGTCGTCATTGACGATACGGAGTACCCGGGCACAAGCCCCAAGTGCGAACTTGGATTTACGAACCCCGGTACCTACACGGTAACGGTTAAGGCGTTCCCGTACGTGGACGCAACCTACGAGGTAAGCGTATGAAAATTCAACATCATAGGGCGTTGACCTTCCCGGAGGTTGCGGAGCAACTAGCGGCACTTTGGAACGCCATTGAAGCACTACAAGGGGCCACACCTATCCCGCATAGCAATGCGGAAGCAACGCGGCAGAAAATTAAACAAGCGAAAGCGGATAGGAGGGTTAGAAAATGAGTATTGCGGATAACGTCCCGGCAACGGGCGGGGCGGCGGCTAGCGCGGTCGGTACGGCGGTCTACGGCCTAACTAGCTTTCCCCTGTCGGAGATTGCGGCGGCTATCTCTATCGTGCTGTCCTTCGTGTACCTCGTGGGCGCTATGCCCCGGTTCCTGAAGACTACGCGGGCCATTATCGCGGGCGTGCGCTCGGGCAACTGGCGGGACTGGAACAAGCTGGCGGAGCAACCCATGAAAGAGGAGGCCGATTAATGTTCGTCTCGCTTGAATCTAAATTGATAGCGGGCCTCGTCGCGGTTATCGCGGCGTTGCTCCTCGGGTTCGGAATGTTCGACCTCTACGGCTACGTCCAGAACCAGCGGGCGCAAATTGCCAGCCTCACGGACAAGGTAGCGCAAGAGAAAAGCAACACGGAAGCGGCCCTTACGGCAACTCAGGCATTGGGCGCGGCACTGGACGCCCGGAGCACGGCCACGACGGCGGCGGCAACTCGCACGGCTGGGGTAACTACTGCCCTCGCTGCGGCGGTCGCTGCGGCCCCGGAGGTTGCCTCCACGGCGGTCCCGGAGTCTTATTGGCGTGCGATATATGGGAGTCCTAACGATGAAAGCAAAAATTAAGCGGGTGGTCCGCCGTGTGCATCGCGTGTGCGGCGTGCTGGGGTTGGTCTTCGCCATGCTCTCTATGGGGCTGGCTGGCTGTGCGGGGACGACCTCGTACACGGTGCGGGCTATCACGCCTCCGGATTCCCTTCTGACGAATTGCCAGCACGCTCCCCGGCCAGCGGATACGACGGTCAACGGGCTTATGCTCGGAATCATCGCGGAGCGCGCCGTAACGGAGTCGTGCGATTGGGCGGACAAGGCGGCCTTGCGTGCGTGGAAGGCGGGCGTAGAAGCTGGACAGGCTACCAAATGAGGGTCACGGTTCCGGTAGCCCCGTACGGCCTCTCCCTCACCTTCACGGACTCAATACGTACCTTCAATCGTCTCTCCGCTACCGAACCCGTCAGCGCTGATACGGCGCGCGGGGCGTGCGGCCCGGGACAGGAAGTGGACTACGTAGTTGGAGTCTTCGATAGCAACTGGCTTACCCTCGTGCATGAGTGCGTCCACGCGGCCAACATGGTACTAGCCCGGGTAGGCGTCAACCTCGCAGACAATGACGAACCCTTGGCCTATCTCGTGGAGCATTTGACGGAGGTAGGCGGTAGGCGTCTGAAGCTGTAACCCTCCGAAATTGAACACTTTGGGGCGGCCTAGTGTTCAATCTGCGATTGCCTCGGGCGCTGTGGATAACTCCCAAAGTGTTCAACTTTCTGTGGATAACTCGGAAAAGTGTTCAAATTGAACACTCCCCACTGTATACGGAACTATAGTTGTTAACTATCGCGTGCGCGAGACGAACCCGGCCCCTGTGGAAAAGGTAGGAAGCCTCCGCCGCCGGAAACCTCTTTGGAGGGAATGGAGGCCCGGAGTACGCCCGCCTCAGCATCCCAAGTGAAACCCTCCCCCGGGATAATCTCGCACTGGGCGAACAGCTTAGGGTCCGTCTTGCTCCCGTTGACAGCCTTGTCCAGCGCTTGGACCGTCTCCCGGATAGTGTCCGGCACAAAGTCAATAACGATCGTACAGAGCACGCGCCCGCCTAGGCGAACGTCCATACGCTCCCGGGCTACGTACTCGTTGACCTTCCCTTTCCCGCTCCGGGTTGCTCGTAGCAGCTTGGCGCGTTCCAAAATCTCGATGTAGCGATGTATCGACCCTACGCTATTGCCGGTCATTTCAGCGAGGCGGCGGACTCCGGGCCAGCAAACGCCCGTAGCGTCATCGGCGTGTGACTTAATCGCATTCCAGACCGTGAAGGCGTTCCCGCCTATCTGCGCAATAATCCCGGACTCGAATAAGTCCCGTTGCATGGTCTGGTACGACGTATCCAAGAAGGAGGGCTTTTTGTCGCGTCTCATTTGACCTCTATCCCCATTGCCCGGAGGCGTTCGTTAAGACCTTGTTCCAAAATCTCTATGGCTATGCTGTGGAGTGTCGGACGGCCAAGCGAACGGTCTGCTACGTAGACAAGCTTTGCATGTAGCGGGGCCTTGGCCCGAAGCGTGAAGTGCGCGGGTATCCGCTCGTCCATCCCTTCCCACGGAAGCGGCTCTTTACGAGGGTTTACCATTGAATCGGTTTTGAGGCCCTTTTTAGGCTCGCTACGGGCTTCCGGCTTTTCCGGGCGGGCTTCGGGCCTCCGGGCCTCTTCCGGCGGCTTGGCGGGCGTCTCCGTGGGCTCGGGCACGCCTATAGGCGGACGTTCCGGGTTCTCATGCGCCCGGGCGGTCAACGCGGCTAGCGCGTCCCCTAGGTCGTCTTGTCTTTTCATTGCCAAACCTCAGCGGCCAGCGCGGCAAGTTCGCCCGCCGCCCTCTTGTCGTTTCCGAACTCCGCAACCGATAGGCCCATTTCCGCTACGCGCTCGAAGGCCGTACGGTGCGTTACCTGTGCGGCTAGTAGCCCGTCAAAGCCGGGAATCTCTCGTAGTTGCTTCCGTACGCTCACGTCCCGGGTAGACCGGGGATTAGGTGACACGTCGTTAAGCATGAGGACGGCCCGGACGCCCGGGTTGATTTGCCGGACTAGGCGGAGCGTTTTACCCATTTCGATTGTTGTAGCGCTGTCGAAAAGTGACGTGCGGATAGGCGTAACCACAAGGTCCGCCGCTCGCAGCGCTGCGTACATTTCCACGTTGTGCGCCTCAGTACCGCGCGTGTCTATAACGATATCGTCATAGTGCGGTACGTGCTGCTGGACTTCCTCGTACACGGCCTCCCCGAACAAAGAGACGCACGGGATAGGAGTCACGCCCCGCTTTATGCGTTGCGCGGACCATAAGGCCATGCTCCCTTGCTTGTCCGTGTCCACTAGCAGAACCCGCCGCCCAGTAGCGGCCCGCCTCTCTGCAAGTTGCGCGGCGGTTGTGGTCTTACCCGTACCGCCCTTACCCGATGCGAGACAAAGTATAGTCATACGATACGCCCCTATGTGATTTCGTTTTATACGGAGTGACCTACAGCCGTACGATACGGGGCGCTATCAGTGCGTGTCAAGCGAGGGCGGGCCATTCGGTGCGCTATGGCATGCCGTGGCCCGGAGTGACTTGATATCGTGTGATATCACATTGTAAGTGTTTAGAAAGCTAAAAAGGCCAGGCACTAGCGCTAAGCCTCTTTGTCTGCTAATCGTTATTATCAGTGAAGGATTTAATAGAGAAAAACCGGGAAAGCCCCGGTGAGTCCCGCCCGTAGGCCCCTTGCGGGGCCGTCCGGTGTTACTTCAGAATGTAGCCGTAGTCTCCCCGGAAGTCCGCGCTTTCCCAAGCTGCGTACTTTCCGTCCTTCGCAAGCTGGGCCAGCGCGCTACGCCATTCGACCGGGGTTACATGCTCGCGTACCGCGCCGTACGCGTTGCTGAGGTTGGCTACGTTGCCATATTCGATGTTGTCCATAAGCGCGATAAGTACGGCCAGCTTGACGTTACCGGCTTTGAGGTTGACGGCGATAAGGCGGGCGTTAGATTTGGACATTTCGGTTAGTTCCGTTCGGGGTTGTGGTGAGTCAGTACCCGTAGAATATCCGGGTACATAAACCGTGTCAACACTTTTGGGAGTCTTATTGTCGGCGTTCTTTCAGTTCGCGCCACTCGTCTACCCATTCGTCTACGGTCAAGTCCCCTAGGCGCGTTGTGTAGACGCTGGCTTGCGCCCATAGCGGCGTCTCCGCGCCGACAAAGTAGAAGTAGCCGTTACCCTTAACTAGCTCCTCGTCCCCGCCAGCCGCCTTAATTGCTGCGTTTACCGCCGTGATAGTCACTCGCATTTTGGGTTCTCGCTTACTTAAACAGGTGAGAGTGTAGCCGTTTGAACTCGTCCAGCTTGGCGCGTTGCTCCGTTAGCCACGGGTCACTAGCCAGCAACCGGGCGGAGCGCTCCCGGGACCACAGCCGGTAGACGGCCCGTAGCTTCCGGAATATCACGCTCAGCCCTTCACCATGAGTTGCGCGGTAGCGTGTGCGTCTTGCTCGTCGGCGGCATGGTAGCGGGCGGCCTTAACCTCCTTCCCGGCCCGGTAAAGCCATACTTGCCACTCGTCGTACTCCTCGTCCAGCTTCACTACGGCTTTAACCAGCCCGTCCGGGCGCTTGTACACCTTCTTGGTTTTCATTTTCAGTAGTCCTACGTAGCTGCGGGGTTACCCGGGATACGCCCGGGCGGCGGTTTAGTTACTGAGCAATCCAGCGGTACACGCCACAGCCGGAGAATTCCAGCCCGCCGTAATCCTTCACGCGGCGCCATACCTCGTACGACACGGAACCGGTAGCGGCCACGACGGCGCGGCGGTTAGCCGTAGCGGCGGGGAGCGTTGCCAGCTTGGCGCGGACTTCCGCCGTAAGCGTTGCGCCCGCTTCCAGCACTACGACGCCTTCCGCTTCAAGCGTGATAACCGGGGCGTCCGCGTAGTCAACGTCATTCGTAAAAATCGAAAAGTCCACTTCCTCTCCTTCGGCCAAGTAGGCGTCGAAGACATAGCCCGTCGTGCGGTCAATGAGTTTCACGGTTGTAAGAGCGTTCATTTTCGTTTCCCGGCTGGTTCGTGTTGGTGAGTTGTTAGAATAATCGGGTACATCTTTTGTGTCAATACTTTTGGGAGATAATTTTATGGGGAGACTCAACACGCGGATAATTGCGACCATTGCGGGCGCTGCGTTGGTAGCTACGGCCAGCTTCACGGCCAGCTTTGAAGGGGTTGTTAATGCGGTCTACACGGACCCTGTAGGGCACAAGGCGGTTTGCGTAGGCCACGACAGCTACGCCCCGGACGGAACGCCCCTGAAGGCGGGTACGGTCTATACGGACGAGGACTGTAGCGTCATGTTCGCCCGGGACTTGAAAGAGGCGGCGGGCCTCGTGTCGAAGTACTACAGCGGGACGCTATCGGACGGGGAACGGCTGGCCTACACGGACTTCGTATTCAACGTCGGCGGCGGTGCGTTCGCTAGCTCTACGCTTCTGCGGAAGCTGAAGGCTGGGGACAGGCGCGGGGCGTGTGCTCAGTTGCTACTGTGGAACAAGGGGAAGGTAAAGGGCGTGCTCGTAGTCCTTCCGGGACTCGATACGCGGAGAAAGGCGGAGTACGCCCAGTGTGTAGCGGGGATTTGAAGCGAGGAGGGCGGAGGGGCGCGGTTGGCCCCTCGCGTGTGTTGCTTACTTCGAGACTTGGACCCATGCCGGGAACTTCAACGCCTCGGGCGGGTTGCTCTTTGCCACTTGGGCGGCTTGCTCAGCGGCCAGCGCTTCACGCTTGGCGGGGCTAGCCGTTTGCCAGCCGGGGAAGTAGCCAAGGCTGACAAGCTCCCCGCCGTTGCCTTGGCCCGTGGAACCGCCATTAGCGCCCGCGCCGTTACCGTCCGCGAATGCGGGAGCGGAGAAAGCGGCGGCCAGTGCGAAGACGATAGCGAATTTTTTCATGGTGTAGACCCTCGTAGGTTATGTGTGTGGTTAGAAACTGTTGCTGTGCTTCTCGTACTCAACTTCCGCCGGATGCTTCTCGCCAGTGTAGGGCGGCTGGGCGGCCAGCTTGGCGGCCTCTTCCTCGGACAGCTTGCGTCCTCCGGAGTAGTAGCCGTACTCCGTGTTAAGCGTCTGCAAGACCGGTTCCCCGGTATGGCGCGAACGCGTTACCCGCGTCGTCTGCGTCAATTGCGTAGTTACCAGCATTGTACTTTCTCCGGGAGGCCCGCCGTAGCGGGCGGGTTGGTTAGCGGCGGTAGAAGCCAATCTTGTTAATGGTGTCGATTGCCTTTTTGCATACCTGCAAGCTCTCGAAATACCCGCGCCCGGTACCGTCCGCGTCGATTACTTGATACTGGACGCCCTTATTCATCCAGTACCGGTAGACCACGTACATACCGCCGTATTCTTGCCCGATTGCTTCCGCGTCCGTGTGCTCGTTCATTTCGTTTCTCGCTGTTGGTTGACTCAGTAGACGTATCCTAACACGGGGTACATTTACTGTGTCAACCTTTTTATTTCTATTCCGCACAATCCGGATACCCTGCTGTTATCGGCACGGTCCCGGAAAACTTTAGAACCACGCAAACCCGGATTCCCGGACGCCTTCTAAGTCCAGCTTCCCGTACGTCGGCAACGTCGGCAACTTGGCTACCAGCTTGGGGAACGTTTCCAGCCCCGCCGTTACTTGCTTCGTCCACACGTCCAGCAAGTCTCCGGACATAAGCGTAACGAACGTGTCCCGCGTGCAATCAAATACATCTTGGCACTGGGCGTACGGCGCACCAAACGAATCGTGAACCATCCAGAAGTTCTTAACGCCCCGGGCGGCTAGTGCGTTGACCGTAGCAACCATGTGCGCCGCGTCCACGCCGTGAACGAAGTTTGGACTTACTCCCGCTCTTTGGGCGCGCTTGCTAAGCTTCTTGGTACGGGTCTTGAAGTCGCGCTTGCGCATAACCCCAAACGATTTAGTTACGAGGTCGTGTGTAATCTCGCCAAACGCCTCTTGTTTGACTACCAGCCCGGCGGGCGTCGTCCAGTTGAGCGGTAATCCCGCTTCCGTAAGCACGTCCGCTACGCGCTGTAGGTAATCCATAGCGGCCAGCATGCCCGGGGCCACGGAGGCAAAGCACGCGTTGATTTGACGGGCTAGCCAGAGGGAATGTGATTCGTCCGCCCCGGCCTTCCCGGCTACTTGCTCCGCAAAGGTGAAGACGCCCGCGCTGTACACCTTCGTCATACTAGGGCCTTTCAGCAAGTCCCGGTCAATCGTCTTGCCCTTCCAGTACGGCAAATGCGCCTTGTCGCGCTCGTTAGGGTTCATAGACAGGCTAGCAAGTCCAGCCTTCAACGCGTCCGCCATACGCCCGTAATAATCGTCCCCGCGCTCTGTCGGCGTAAGGTTGACCATTTCCCCGGCGGATTCGTCCCGCGTCATCCCGGCCAGCATTTGGACGCCCGAACACGAACCATCCAGCCCGCCCGCCAAGCGGCTACGGAAGCCTTCGCCCTCTACCATGTAGCCCGCCCATTCGAAGCACGCGGCTAGGAATTGGTACGGCTTGTCCGCGTCTTGCCAGTCCCGGTTAGCGAGCGGGTCCGTAGCTACGCGCAGAATCATTTCCGCGTGGTCTTCCGTCCACTCTACGCGCTCGTCCGCCTTTAGGTTTTCCTTCCCTCCCGTTGCGGTTCTCCGCTTGTCCGCGCCGTACAGATTACACAGCGTGATAGCTAGCCAGCGTCCGCCGTCCCGGCCCAGCGGGGTACCCTCTGCAAACTCCAACAGCCCTTTACAGAGGTCGCTACCTTGCGGCCCTACAATCGTGGTAGCGCTATACATGCGTCCCCGCCAATCGAGATTCCACGGGAAGTAAAACGCCTCTTCGTCTTGTAGCTCGGTGAAAGTGTCCAGCGTGAGGGCGGCCCGAATTTTGGTGCTGTGGTATTCCGCAACGTCTCCGGAATGTCGCTCCTCTACAACCGCGTCCAGCGCTTCAATGTAGACAGACAGCGCCGCCCGCTCCGCAACTTGCGCCACGTCCAGCACACGGCGATTAGCGCGCCATGCGGTAGCCTGTAGGGCGTTCAGAGCGTCTACGATTGCTTGCCCCTCAATGCCTTTACGGCGGCCCCGAATTGCCGGGACTTGCGCGTACAGATACCCGCCGTGCTCCTTACCTACCAGCCACGGCACGGGCGGAACGAGCATAGGCTTACCTTCGATAAAGTCCGTAAGCTCCTCTTCTAGTACCGTCTTCAGGAACTTAGGCGTAGCTACGAGGCTGTTAGTCTCTTGCTTCACGGAGGCAAACATACGCTCTCCGGTTTCCTCTGTGGCCCAGCCCGTGGCCTCACAAAAGTAATCGATAAGGACTAGGGCTGATTGCTCGTAGCCCAGCCGCTTATGTTCGTCCGCCCCTCCGCACTTCTCTTTAAGCTTTGCCCCAATACGCTTAGCGACGCTCTGTACGCTAGCGCCTTCCAGCGTCATCATACGGCCCCATGCACCGCCCAGCCCGGACCACGTAGCCTCCACGAGTTGGAGCACGTCCAGCTTGCTAACAGGGTTAGTGCCCCGCCCGTCAAACTGGATAAGAACCTTCTCCGTAACCTCTACGCGCTTGTTATCCACCTTGCGAAAGCGTGTAACGACCGGGGCAAGTAAGTTAGCAAAATCATTAAGCGCAACGTCGATAGCGTCCAAACGCATATCCGATTCCGTAACCTTCCGGCTACTGGCGGCCTCGCGTGCAAGCTGTCGAGTTACAAGGCCAAGCTTACCGTCCGCAATCAAGCCCTCAACGTGTCCAATGGCGTACGGGCGTTCCTTCGGCGGTCGGTTAAGGGTTACCGCGCGCTTTTCGCGGCGGGAAGCTTGATAGGCGGTTACGGTTTGCATGGTTTCCTTTAGGTGAATTCGTAATAGTCTTTTGTAAGTTCGCGTTCCATACGCTCCGCTTCTAACTCGGGCAAATGCTCGTAAGCGGCTAGCAGGTAATCCCCGGCCCGCTCTTTGTTCCCTGTCTCTAGCGCACACGCCACGAGGTTATAAAAGGCGTTGTATGAGGCTTCAGCAATCGCGGCGGTCAAACGTTCCATTTCCGGTACTCCTTTTCGCATTCGTCATAGATGGCCTTTGCGCGCTTCTCTGCGGCGCGGCGTTCTGGTGTTGTCTTGGCTGTCCGCGCTTCCTCTAGCGCTGCGTATAGCGCGCTGTTAGGAGCTACGCGAACGTCTTTGTAGTAGACGGGCTTAGCCTTCATTGGCTGTCCGCAATCGTGTAATGTCTGGGCGTCTTGCCACGGTGCTTATCTTGGATAGCTGTCACAAGCGGCGTGTACCGCTTAAGGAATTCACACGCGCCGTTCTTAACGTTGCGGTCGTCTATCAGCGTTCCGCTCGCTTGCGCGGCTACGAGGATGGCGGAGCATGCTAGTACGTGGCCCAAGTGCGGGACTCCGCTGTCCTCGTCCACTTCCTCCCCGGCAAACCACTTACCAAGGTGCCTCATAGCGGCGTCGTAATAGATGGAAGCGCGCACGGGTGCTACGAGGAAGTTACTACGCCCGTACTTACCGGCCCCGTCCAACAGGGCAAGCGCGCCTAGTACTGTTGCTTCCATCGGCCAAAGATGCATTGGAATCTTTGAGCTACCGATTGAGTCCTTGGGGTTCGGGTCTTTGGCGTCCGGCCCCAGTTGCGCGGACGTGAGGGTCAGGAATTTTTCAAGGTTCTCTTTCATGTTGGTTTTCATTTAGTGTCCTCAGTGTGTGATTGATAGCCCGCCAAGCAAGACGCCTAGCGGGGTAGTCCTAACTATTACGAGACAAGCAAATTCTTACGGGCTTCCTTCGTGTTCGTCATGAGGCGGCCCCGCGACCAATGCCCGCACTTGCACAGATAGCGCGTGTACTGGCCTACTTGCGTGTAGCGCTGGCCCTTGCGGATAACGTCCAACGAACCACAGGCGGGGCACTTGGCGGCGTCCGTCGTTTCGTCCGGGTTGTACGCGCCCACGTTCGGGTGACCCGTCATCCAAGGGCGGAGAATGTAGTAAAGCTCCTCCAAGCTCAGCACGTCCGCAATGTTGTATTCCTTCATTTCGGCCCATGCTTCCTGATTACCGGCAAGGCATTCGCGCCACAGCGCAAACCCGGCAAACTTGGCGTGCTTCAGCTTCTTATGCTTAGTACAAAGCTTGTCCGTAAGGAATTCCAACTTCTGGCTAGTCATCGCAAAATGGCGGCGGGCCTCTAGCAAGGTGTCGATAACCTTAACCGGGGACGGCGGCGGCATACCGTTAAGGAGGAAGCGCGCTTGAATCTTGCGCATATCAAACTTCTTGCCGTTGTGCGCAATGACCATATCGGCCTTGTCCAACAGCTTCCACAGGTGTACCAAAAGGCGGCGGTCGTCTTCCTTATTCTTTTGCTTGCTATTATCGGCGTAGATAATGCGGTCATCGCCCAGCCACTTAGCGCAATAGGACAAGATGCACCATTCCGCCTTAATCATGTTAAGCCCTACGTTCTGCTGCCAGATACCCCAAACGTGCGCGAGGATAGGGGACGTTTCGATATCCAATACGAGGATGCGGGGAGTAGTCATAAGTCAGAGTCCTTTAATAAGTTGTTCGATTACGGCGCGGCCAAGATTGGCGTGTAGATCGCGCTCGATAAATTCCCGCATGCCGCCGTATCCGTGCCCGTCCGCGTGGTTGACCCAGCGTTCCAAGCGTAAGAAGTTGCCCTTGCGCGCGCTTCCAAGCTGGACTAGGACGCGGTACCGGTCACGCGCGCCAATCGTCGTCCAGCCAGCTTTTAGTACTGCTACTTTCAAGTGGCCTCCTTAATGGCGCGCTTTGCTGCTGTCTTCGCCCGGGCGGCTTTGTTGCGCTTCAGGCGGGCGGCTTCCTTCTTTTCATCGGGCGTCTTGTGCGTATGGTGCAAGTACTCCGTGGGGTTGGCCTCGAAGTAATCGATGTACGCGGCACAGCGGCGCAAGAAGTCGGAGGGCTTCATATTCCCGCCAATGCGGCCCGCCCAGTTCTCTACCCGCCCCAGCGTGCTATTAGCCCAGCCCGCCAAGATGGCCCGGTGTAGGCCCGTCTTGTGGCAATGGTCCGCTACCGCGTCCTCCGGGCGGAGCGTCCAGCCCGTCAACGCACATTTGCCGTGTTGCTTCTGCAATGCCTCCGCGCGGTACGCGGGAAGCTCAGAAGCTTTTAATTTGCGCAAGCTCATTTAGCCTCCTCGTTACGCGCTCTACCAGACGCCCTACGGCGGCCTCTAGGCGCGGGTCTTGTGGGAACGCCTCTAGGACGTTCGGGATAGTGGCTTGGGCGTCCGTACGAAGCCACAGAAGGCCCGCTTGCTCTATCAGGCTGTCAGCCCATAGCGGCCCGTAATGGTCCTCGTAGGCGGCTTGTACGCGGTCGTACGCGGTGTCCCGGTCGTGGCACGGCGCTAGGAACTTGGCGGCCGTCTTGTCGGCGCACTTGGCCCCGTAGAGACGCGGAATACCCGGTATGTTGTCGGCCCCGTCCCCTTGCAAGAGTTGCAAGTAGAACCACTTAAGCCCGTACGTCTTCTCGTCGGCCCCGATTACTTCCCAAGCTCCGCGCGGCACGTCCGTTAGCTGGTACGTCATCCAGTTAATGTGTAGGCCCGGGAGCATTTGCATATCCTTATCCCGGGTGCTAACTACGATGGTGTCCACGGCGGCGCAATACGCTAGGCCGTCGTCCGCCTCGCGCGTCGTCCAGACCTTGGGCGTGAATAGCGGCCCCTCGTAGTGCTCTAGTACCTCGCGCAGATAGCCCCAGTTCTTAGGCTTCCGCGCCCCGGCTCGCTGGCCTTGGTACGGCTTGACGGTTGCGATTAGGTACCGGTGTGCTTTGGTACAGCCAGAGGCGGACAGGTGTACGCGGACCTTCTCAGCCCCGGCCCGGAGGCGGGTTAGTTCGATACGGTCCAGAGCGTTACGGCGGGCTTCCCCGGGGCTTGTGTCGTCCCGGCCCGCGCTGTAGTACGCCATGTAATCCCCGTCCAAGTGAAGCCAGCGGCCCGGGACAACCGGCGGGAACACGCCCGCCCCAAACTGAGGGGCGGCCTCCGCTTCTTGCTCAATTAGTGCGGCAAGGTCGAATGTCATTAGTCCCCTTGATAATGGTCGTAATAGACGGGCTGGGTTCTCGCCCACGGTGAGCGCTCTAGGTACTCCCGCGTAACGATATGGAACGAGGGCGGAGGCGGCCCCTCGCACAAGTCGCGGGAGAGGGACGATACGTAGCCCTTCATTGCAAGATGCGCTACCACAAAGAACACACGGTCATTGCGGTACGCGGCCAAGAGTGCTTTAGCTACGAGGCGGGTTGTGCGGCCCGTACCGCGTTGGTTATCGCGGTCCATACGCTTAGCCCATGCTCGAAAGCGGGTCGTCATTCGCCGTACCGGCGGCCTCGTTTGCCGGGACCGTCGTAGCGTCCGGAAGGTCCGGTTCCCCGCCAGCGGCCAAGATTGCGTAGACCGGGCAGTCCTTCCAGTTTTGCGCCTTCATAATCCGCTCTTGGAGCGTGTTCTTAGAGCGCGCGGGGCTGATAACCGCGCCCGTCTTCTCGTCCTTACGCTCCTCGTACTCGCCAGCAATGTAGATCGAATCCCACATAGCCTTAGTCGCGCTGTTGAAGAGGAAGCCCTTAATTTCCGTCTGCGGCGGGGCAACGTCGATAGCTACCGTCTTGCCGCTAAGCGGGTCTTGAAAGAACGGCCCCTTAATGTTGTAGCCGTTCGTTCCCTTCAGGTTTGCGAAAATCTTGCCCTTGCTCTCTTTGTGGAACACTTCCACGAGGTACGCCTTACCCAAAAGCTGGGCCATGTGGCGCGCCGCGCCGTCGTAGTTCATCGCGCCAAACAACTTAAAGAAGTTGGCCTTAGCGGATTGTGATTTCGTCTCTTTGACCGTAATACGCAGCGGAATACGGGTACCGTCTGCCAGCACGCGGGGCGGGTGGTTAGGTCCGCTCAGTTCAAACACCATATCTACCTTGTCGCGTACGCGCTTCTGGCCTTCGTACTCTTCCTCATGCTTACCCGTCTCGTAGTAGCCAACAAAGCGGGCTTGTGCAAGGCCCAGCGCGGGCGGGGTGTACTCGCCTCCGCCGTCTTGCGCTACCGACATATCCGTTTGGTTTGCTTCAGCTTCGATTGCTGCGTTCAGTGCGTTAAAGTCGAAAGTCATTGTTTGTAGTCCTTATGGTTAGTGCGAAAGAAAAGAGGCTTGATAGCCGTTCATATACTGCTGTCTCAGGTGTTGTCTAAAGCTTGCTGCTACTTCGGTAAAGTCCCCTTCAAAGTCGTTTTCCTCCATCATTGAGGCCCCGTACACGGTCACGGACGGTACGGGAACGGTGATTTCCCAGCCGAAATACCATTCCATAAACTCGCTGGCCCCTTCCATACAGGCGTGTAAGAGCGCGGCGGCCTCGTCCTTAACGGCGTCGTGCATATCGGCGTACAGCGCGTCGTGTACTTGGTTGACGAGCAAGGCCCGCCCGCCGAAGTTCTTACGGGCATAGAACGCCCGGACAGCCAGCCACATAGCGGCCTTGGCCCATTCCCCGCCCGCCCCTTGGATTTCGTAGTTGGAGACTTCCGTAGGGCTGAAGCCTTGGGGCATGCCGCCGCGCTTGACGGCCCATTCCGGAGACGGTGACTCACGGTAGCTATAGACCTTGTTATCCGGAGTCACGCTGAAGCCCTTCCCAAGCTGGCACATGAGGCCCGGAATCGTGGGATGCTGTTGGATATTCTGCGTAGGGCGGCGGCTCCGCTTAATGCGGTCCATCTTGTCCGCGTTGTACTGTGCAAGCTCGGGGTAGCGGAGGTTTTCCGCCGCAATCAACGCCTCTACGTCTGCCAGCGGGATACCCGTAGAGTCAGAGATACCCTTAGCGCCCGCGCCGTATGCCCGCTGGAATGAAAAGCTCTTAGCGTCGCTACGCTTCTTTTCCCATTCCGGCAACGGTGCAATGCCCCGGGACTTATCGCCCTTGCATTTAAGGAACGCGTCCTCATACGTCACGCCCTCTTTCTGGCTAACGCGCACAACGTGCATATCAAGACCCGCTTTAAGGTCTTCAATGAGTTGCTTACAGCCAGTGAGGACAGCTTGTACGTAGACTTCCAGAGACGTAAAGTCGGACTGGACAACCTTCCCGCGCTCCCGCCAACGGCTGATAAAGACCGTCTTAACGTCGGACTTATCGCCCTTCGGGATATTCTGAAGGTTCGGATTGCTGGACGAGAAGCGCGCCGTTACCGTACTCGTGTGGTTAATGGCATGGTGAATAATACTCAACGCGTCCACGAGCGTAAGCATTCCCTTTTGTTCGCCCGTCTTCGGGTCCGTAGATACGTAGTACGTCCCTAAGTCCTTCGTCAGCTTGGCAACGCCCGCAAGGGTTTGCAAGAAAGGGATATCTCGATTGCCTAGCGCTTCGATAACTTCGCCCGCTACGCTGTACAAGCCCTCCGTACCGCTAATCCATGCTGCGTCCGGGTCGGTCACGCCCGGGAACTCGTAGTAAAAGTCCCGCATGGCGGACTTCTGGCCCCGCTCTACGTCATCGACCTTAATCTTTTTGGTCTTGGCCTCCCCCATGTTCTTACCGCTGAGGAAGCGTACCGGCTCTGGCGGGTGTGCTAGCTTTTGCCATTCCGACACGAGCATAGGCTTGTACGAAACCTTGCCGTCCGCGTCTAGCTCTTTGTCGTGCTTCAGGTAAAGGACTTCCTCGTCCTTCTTGTAGTAGACGGGCTTACCGTCTTCGTCCACGGTCGGTACGCGCTTCTCATACTTAATCTTGCCGCCAAAGATAAGCGGGCTAAGGTGATAGCGGTTCGTCCAATTGAACTCAAACGGGAGGTTATCCGGAAGGTAGCCGTGTAGCTCCGTCGTGATAGCGTCCAGCTTGGTACGCAAGCCCTCCGCCAGCGCAAAGCCAAGCGCGGTATCTACGTACATGCCGTTGCGTTCCATTTCCACGGTACACAACAGCGCGCCCATATTCATAAGGATGCTTTTAACCTGTCCCGTCTTCCGGGCCTTGGCAAGCTGTCCTTTAAAGATTGCTTCCGTGTTGCCAATGTCGCCTAGTCCGCTCTCGTCTCCAACGAGGTAGCGCATAAGCAAATCTTTATCGATATCCGGAGTGTCTACCCCGGCTTCCCACAACGCTTTAACCTCGTCAATTTTGAGGCTACCGCCGTACGCGGGTACCATTTCGTCCATGCTGAGCATGTGCGCCGTAGGTTCCATGCCGCGCAAGAGGTATTCCGCAAGCTGGCAATCAAAGACATTACCGCCCGCCGCTACCCAGTCTTGCCACGCGTCCAAGTTTTGCGGCTCCCGCAATGCGTAGAGCAAGTCAAACTTGATATTGACGCCTACTAGGATCGTTGTCCCTTTTAGCAGCTTGGTAAACCAGTCAAACGGCTTAAGCCCGCGCCCGTAGTACTCCCCGGTTACCGCCGTATCGCCTTGGCGTTTGTAGCCCATAGCCACAACGAAGTTTTCCGGAAGGAACGGAGACGCCTTACGCTTCAGGTGTTTCTTAATGGTCGTTTCAATATCGAAGACTGTATAAGTCATATCAGTACCTTTCTAAATGGTGTGAAGTGCTGGCCCCGCGCTACCGCGTCCCTAGCGTTGTCAGACTTAGTGCCCCAGCGAAGGTGATTCGCATTGACACAGCCCGGGTTATCGCAGGAATGAAGCGCTAGCCGTCCGTGGGGTAGCTCGCCACTAGCGAGCATTAGGCTTACGACGTGCGCGCCAAGCGTTCGCCCGCCCCGTCCGCCCTCTGCTATCTTTCCGTAGCCTCGCTTAATCGTGCCGCCGCGCCACGGCCAACAATCGTCCGGCCCGCGCGCTTCAACCTTGCTCCAAAACTTCTCAAACAAATGCTTACGCGGCGGACCTGACATATCTAGCTGTACTCCTAAGTTTGTGTGGTTAGTTCGTGGAAGCGGCGGAGAAACCAGCGGTACGCTTGTTCGGAAGTCATCGGCCTAACGTGCCCCGCCAGCGTTGCGATACCCCGGAAGTCAGACCACGCTACCGCGTCCGTCCCGCCGTTCTCAGGCAAGGGGCGGGGCATAAGGTCGCGCCGCTCCGTTACCAGCATGGTTAAGTCCGCCTTCTTGATGCACGGGTCCAGCGGGAAGGCCAGCCCGAAGCGTTGGCAAATGGCGCGCTCTACCCGCTTTTCGATGGCCTTGTAATCCGGGACGAGTTGCTTAAGCGGGCTTGCCAAGTCCCCCATGTATGCCTCTGACGCGTCGTGAAGCAACCCGGCTAGGGCGTGCTCCGGAGGGACGAGGCGGCTAACCGCTACGCTGTGCTGGGCCACGCTGTAGAACTCTTTTGTATGGCCCGTGAAGCGCGGCATACGGCTAAGCGCGGTTGCTATGTCGGTAATGTCGATTGAGTCCGGGGACGGGTTAAGGAAATCGAAGTAGCGCCCGGAGGCGGTCAAGATTTGCGGAGGTATCATTTGCTCGTATCGTCCTCGTGTCGGAATGAGATAAAGACCGGATGGCGGGGCGCTTCTTTAATACCGTGGTCGAAGTACTTAAACTTGACTAGCTGCCCCTCGTATCTGTCCCGGTCGCGCCAAATCTCCGCGCGCTGTGCGGCACTGAAGCCCGTACCGATGTTGAACGCCCGGGCGTGCTCGTCCATACACATAAGCGCGCCTAGCGTGCCCTTACCTACAAGCCCCGCCTTAGCCGTGCTCCGCTCTGTGCTACCTAGCGCGTCCGTCTTCGCCTCGTTCGTGTTGTGCATTTCCTCAACGAACCCGTAGACAATGGCCTCAGCGTCTACAAAGCGCTTGACCTTCACAAGCCCGCCTTCCCGCTCCGTGCTGCGGCCACATTTGTACAGGCGGCCCGGGTCACGAATCATCATTCCTTCGAATCCGTGTTCCAAGTACTCCGCCTCGCGCTCGTCCAACCGGGCGGCGGTCTGTACGTGCGCTTGCGTTACGACAAACGCACGCGGCGGCTTGTACGCCCGGAGACAGTTAGACACGAACCCCTTACGCTCTACGAACGGCGCGCGCGGCATATAGGCATCGAAGACATAGAACCTGAAGTGTGGCGTGCCCGTCTTGCGCATTACGGCCATACTGTTTTGCATGGCGTTAGGGTCCGTAGGGCTTCCTACTACTAGCTCCCCGTCCAGCGTTTCTAGCGCGTGGCGGTTCATATGCGCCCATTCTTGGACGAACGCGTTAGGGATTGGTTTAAGGCTACGCGAGTACGCGACGCCTCCGAAGACCACGCAGCGGATACCGTCAATTTTCGGGGACGCCCACACAGGGAACTTGATTAGCTCGGGCTTCGTCAGGGTTGCGGCAAGGTTCGGTTTAAAGCCGGTCGGAATCAAAGTGTCTCCTCGATGTGGTCTAGGCACGCTTCCCAAAAGTCGGCGTACGCGTTGTACAGGTTGCGCAGTAGTACTAGGTAATGCTCGTCCATTAAGCGGCCTCCGCTGGCATGAGCAACCGCGCGCGCTCTCCGTCAAAGATGACTTCCGCACGCGGGGACTTGGGCGCGCCCGCCCGGTGTGATTTGTTCTTAGTCAAGCCAATCCAGCGGACGCCTTCAAGGTGTGACTCGTTGCTAGCGCCTAGCGTAACGATTACGTCCGCCGCGCCTTGCTTGCCCGTCTTGCTGTCCTTAAGCTGGCTCAGTGTTGGGAACGGCACCCCGTCTCCGTCTCCGCTAATCTGCGAGGTAGCGATAACGGGTACGTCGTGCTTAACGCCCATGAGACGCGCCCATTGGTACATGGCCTCTAGCAATTGGTCCGTACGCTGTCCGCCGTTGAGAGTGGACCCGCCAAAATTGATGTTATCGACCATGTCAAAGATGACTAAGCCGGGTTTCATCTTGCGCATAATGTCTTCTACTTCGTGCGTGCTCCGCCCGTGTATGTCCAAGATGCGGATACGGTCCAAGTCCCCTACTTTGTCCGCGTAGCGCGAGGCAAGGGATTTATCGTTGGAGTACTTCACCATATCCGCCATGCTGATACCTAGCGCGGATTGGTAGACGCGGCTAACGATGCGGCGGCCCGGTCCTTCGTTGTTAAACCAGAGCACGCTACGCCCGTGGCCCAGTCCGTAATACTCGTCGAATTGCTCCGCCATGTACGTAACCTCGGAGGCTACAAACGTGGTCTTGCCCTTGTCCGGACGGCCAGCGATGATAATAAAATCCCCGGGGCGCACGGGACGCATAACCATGTTGAGACATTCGAGACGCCACTTAAGCCCACGGTCGTTTTTATCGTCAAGCAAGATATCGTCAATGCTATCCCGGACCCAAGGCAAAGCTACCTTGCGGGTAGTCTGTTGCTCGTATGTGTCCAGTTCCGCGCGCAGTCCGTTGTAAAGGTCAACCTCCGCGCCTTCCTGATACTTGGTGATAAGGTCCGTTACGCGGTTGGCCGTCTCCGCCGCAAGCAAGCGCTCCATAATGCCCGCCTCTAGCGCTGGGTCCGCGTCTTCCGCAAGTACGCCTTGCATGCGCGCCCGGACAAGTCCCCGGTCGTTATCGTCCAAGCTGGGGAACGCGATGGCGTGCCACAAAAGGAACGGTTCCAACGTGATAACCGATACGTCCGGATGCTCTGTCAGGTAGCGCTTGAAGTAATCCAACACGGCCCCGGTTCCAACGTCGATAGCGGAACGAGGTACAGCCCGGGCCAGCCGGTCGAAACGTTCGCGGGTCTTCAGCAAACGCAATAGGGTTGTGTCTAAACTCACTGGGATACCTTCCGCTTGTGGTAGAGGATTTCGCCGTTGACCTTCGCCCCGGCGGGTTGATACTTTCTAAGCTCCGCACGCAAGTCTTTAACCTGTTGCTCTAGCTCTTTGATGCGTTCAGATTCAGACAAGCGCTTATCTCCTCTCTGTTGAGTAACTTAGGGTCACGCGGGAACTTAGCGTCTACACACGTCACGTTATAGGCCCTCAGCTTCCGCATAATCTCTGCGGCGGCAGTGCGCCCCGCGTGGTCCGGGTCCAGCGCTACGTACACGGGCTTACATGCTCGGATTAGCTCCGTTAGCGTGTTGTCGTTTAGTGTCGTACCTAGTAGCGACAATCCAGCTACGCCCACACGGCTAACCTTGTAGGCGCTAAGCATGTCTTCCGTTAGGACTGTCGCGGGTCCGTCCCCGTAGCGCACTATCAGGCGCGTCTTATCTACTGACGGGTTCAGGTACTTCTTTGGGTTGGTCTTGTCCAGCGTGCGCGCTTGGTAGTACACGGGTACGCCCGCGCTGTTGTAGACCGGCATAACGACGCGTTGAAGGTCCGGATTCCAGTAGAACCCAAGGGCCTCAATCTCTGCGTTGCTGATACCCGCCTTATAAAGCCATACCCGCGCGTCCAGAGGCCAGCCTTGCGGCTCGTAGACAGCGGGAAGGGGCGGCGTAGGGTCCGTCTCTACGGCCTCTTCTACGGCCTTCATACGCGCTAGGCGGGCTAGCTTCTCTGCGAGGTTTTCAGCGGGGCGGCGTTCGAAGCCTTTGTATCCGCAACGATGGCAATACGCGCCCCAGCCCTCTTTCTTGTGGTTGATTTGGAGAGGTTCCCCGCCGCCGCAATCATGCGCAATCTTGCGGGTTACCCCTTCCGGGAGCGCTTGCGCATGCTTCAGCCAGTCCCGTGATTCCATGCGCGCTCCTAGGGTTAGTCAATAGTCAAGTCGTGTAGCTCGTCTTCCAGCACTTCGAGGAGGTACATTGCGTTGGCGTGGTTGTCGGCGGCGTCCTCTGCCCGCTCGTGGCATGCGTCGTACCAGATACCCGCGTCTTCCGCGATGTAGTACGCGTCCACGGCATAACAAGTGACCTCGCCGTCCCGGGCCACAAGGTCACGCGCGGCGGCCCGGTACATATCGCGGGTCCGGTAGTGGTCGGCGGCCTCTTTCAGAAGCGCGGCGCGCTCTTTGTCGTAGCTGTCGGCCAGCCCCTTAACCTCCGCAATTTCGCGGGCCAGCTTCCGGGCGCGGCGGTTGCGCAACGCTTGACGGATACCGGCCATTGCAAAGTCACACACAAACGGGAAAGTGGCGTACATGCGGTTAGCTCCTAGCTGAAAGGGGAAGCGTGTGGACAATCTCGTTTTGGCTGTCGCGCACGGTAAAAGGGAACTCATACGGATACGCTGGGTTAGCGTCTATGTCCGTGTCCAGCCCGCGTACGGCGGACTCTCGCGTTGGATACCCGCTACGGTGTCCCCGGGCGTTGCCTTGGTTGTCGCAAATGTAGAAGTTGTCCATTACGTGCGGTCCTCGAAGTACAGGCGGGACAATCCGTCCGCAAGGTCTGTAGAGTCCGTGAAGCGGAAGCCAACGCCGTACAGCGCGTCCGCTACGTTGTCCGTCAGGCGGCGGCGGGACGTATCCGGGCAACCTCCAACGCGTGAGGCAATGTCGCAAAGTACTTGCGCTTCCTCGTTGCTCAGGTAGAGGACAGTTACGGCGGTTGTCAGTCTGGTAGCAATAGCCATGTTGCGGTGTACTCCTAATTGTTAGGCGTCGGGGCTGAGGAAACGTACGTCGTAGTCTGTAGCTATGTCGTGTGGACCGTAGCCAACGATACCCAGTACGCGCATAGCCTCAATCATCGCGTCCGCATGGCGGCGGCGGCTTGCGTCCCGGTTACCTGATACGAGGCGGAGCAAGTCCGCCAGAAAGTTAGCTTCAACTTCCGTCATTTCAAGCGTTACCTCTTTGACGACGTATTCTTTCTGCGTTGCGTTTGCCATGCTGTGTACTCCAAGTCAGTTAGTGTGGTTTGCTGCGGTGCTACTTATTGCAATGCTGCGAGCGGGTCATCGTTGGCGGCTTGCGGCTGTGCGGTCGGTTCCGCAACGTCACCCCGGCTAACTACGCCCTTGCCTACGATATCGCCCGGACGAATCGAAACGATTTCCTCGTCCAAGCCCGCGCCCTTAATCACGCGGATAACGCGGCCCTTGTCCGTGTCGGTCACGCTGCGAACTTCGCCCGTGAATTCAGCACGGCCAGCCTTGCGACCGAAGACGAACGTAATCACGTCCCCGGCTTGCACGTTGGCGATAAGGGCGGCGGCGGACTCTTGCTTACGCAGCTTGTCCAGCTTGGCGATAGCTGCGGCTACAACGGCTTCTTGCTTTTCGATGGCGGAGATTTGGGTAGCGTTCGTCATGGTGTGGTTTCCTTTAAGTTGTGTGGAGTGAAATTAAAGCGTGAATTTGCCAAGCGAGGTACAGCGGACAAGCTCGAATGAACCGTGTAGGTCTTCGTCTACAAGCCAGCGGGCGGCGGCGGTTGCGGAGGCGTGTTTAAGTTCGCCCGTCACCGTGCCGCCAAAGATAATGCGTACGTGGTCTTGCGGGTCTACTTCGGGAACGCTGGGCGTCTTGGGCGTTGCGTCTTCCAAGTGGCGCAACTCCAACCGGCTATTGCTGATAACGCGGAACTTCCCGGCAAACGTGCCCGTGTGCATCTTGACAAGCGTAGTCCGTTCGCCCGGGTTGGACACATAGCCAATGTCTCCCGGTTGCGTGCCGTGCATGTAGTTGCTGCGTGTGACGCGGACCATATCGTTAGGCTTAAACATTCTGTACCTCGTGGTTAGTGTTTGAACTTGCGGCGGTTCGTGCGCTCGTCTTCGTCGTACCGGGCCTCGCGTTGCTCGCGCTCTACCCGCTTGCGCTGCTGTCGCGCTTGGCGTTTGTGCTTCGAGTCATCCAGCGTTGCGTACTCGGTGTCCGTGTCGAATCGTTGCGTTTTCATGCTGTCATGTTCCGGTGTAGTACTAATTAAAAATACTTGTGACTTGAAGCGCTGGTAGCGCTGGGGATACCGCTGTATTCAGGCTTGCGGCGGAAGGCGGCCCGGATGCGGTCGCGTAGTTCGCGGTCGGCTGGCGACAATTGGCGTTTAGGTAGCGTCTGGTACTGTGGCCCCGGGGTTGAGAGTCGGCCGGTAGTAAGGGTTCGTCGCATGGTTAGTTACTCATAAAAGATTGGTTGGAGACTGCTACAACGCAGTCCAGCGGGAGCAAAGCACGCAGCGCTTCGATGGATTCGGCCATATCAGCGGCGGAGGACACGAACGCGGTAAGCGTGTAGGCCCGGTTGTCTTGTGTCATGTAGTCTTTGTGGCTACGAAATCCACAGTGAGTCAGGCAAGCCCGCGCAGCTACTTCTTGTGACACGTTGCGGCTAGTAATGTGAAGCGCTTTGTATGCGGGCATGTTTAAAAGGGTGTGCGTTGGTCGATGTGGGCGCGCGTGCCGCTGTGGCCCGCTACGTGTACGGCGTTAAGAGGTCTGCTAGTACTACTAAACGGCTTGGAGTTTTTGAGGGCTTCAACGCGGTTAGCTTCGCGCTCGCTCCGCGTCATGCTGCGGCCCTCGTAATCTGTGCTTTGCGTCATCCCTACTTGCATGCCCTTTCGAATCGGGCCTTTAGGGATAACTAGGCGGTCATTCCTGATAACGCCTATCTGGTTTGCTGCCCGGGAAAGCTCGCTTACGTTCGTGGCGTACACAGCGTCTTTATCTGCGGCTATTGCCTTGCGTTCCCGGTTGAACGTCGCAACCGCTACTTGCTTGGCTTGGTCGAAGTATTGCTTACGGCGTTCTGTGCGTGTCATGTGGTTGTTTCCTGAGTTGGACCCAATAACAAAAAGGCCCTCCGGTGGTCTGGAAGGCCCTTGTGTTAGGGGCCAGTGCGGCCCCTGTGGGAATTCGTCTTTACTTGGTAGCTCGGGAGACGGTGTGTCTACATACGATACTTGCCAAGGCGCTAGTCTTCTTGATGCGAGGACTATCTACTAATCTAGCGCCGCTACCTTGTTTCCCCTTAGCTCAACTTCCCTCGGGGCTTCTTAGTAGCATTTTTGAAAACCGGGTTTATGGTCCCCGGCTGTAGACCGTTTTTGCTGCTGTTTGCTACTGAGACTCCACTTTAACCGGGTACATTTCGTGTGTCAAGCGTTTGTTACCGCACATACACACTTTCTTTGTACCCGTGAAACTTGCTGTTACTTCCCCTGCAACTTCTACCGGTCGGCTTGTTCCGCAACCGGCAAGACGGAATGTACGGGAGTACACATACTCTGTCAACGTCTTTGTTTGCTACCCCGCACAACCTCTGTACTTCCTGTCTTTCGTCCTACAACGAAACGGATTATTGGTTACATCCACTTACAGAGCAATTGTTTTTTGAATGGGCGTTTAAGAACCTTTAGAGAAACATTTCGCTGGGCTGGGAGCGCGTAAGGTCGTGTTCTGTGTGTCGTACGTGTGGATTAGTCAAGCGCCCCGGCCCTATTTTCGCGCAAACGGTTACGTTAATTTGTATGTGTATTTCCCGCGCAACAGTACGGGAAGTGTCTACCTAGGGCTAACCCTCGCTGAAGGAATGGAGTTAGGAACAAGTTACCGTTATCGCTTAGCTTAGACATAGTGGACAGTCTGCCCGAACATTGACGCTATCGTTGTACCCATGCTATAAACGTACTTGAAGTAAAAACTACTAGAACACACTTACGGGTAACACATGCCTAACATCGTTGTTAAACATATGAAAGACGGGACGGTCCGCTACCAAGCTGTAGTCAGAGTAGACACAGCTAGACCCGTCAAGAAGACCTTCCCTACGATGGAAGAGGCGGAGGCATGGCGCGCAGAGAAGGACGCGGAGCTACGGGCACTGAAGGAAACCCCGGCCCACGAGTACACACTAGGAGAGGCCCTAGAGGACTACGCCGTCTATCATCCGGGACCACAGACAGAGGAAGTGCGTACTAGCTGTGCTGGGTTGCTCTCTGTAGCTCTGTCGGAGATTGATAAGGACTCTCTCCCCTCTCTGTCAGAACCGGAGCTAATGGCGCTGTGTGACGTGATAGAGCACGCACGGCGTTATCTTGGTGTGCTTATCGCAGAGAACCCAGTAAAAGCTTTGTGCGCTTCTCGTGAGGGCCTTCCGTATCGGCCAGTTACGCCATACGAGGAAGAGAACCTTATTGCTCTGTCGGAAGGCTTAGCTAATGGCGTTTTGCAAGACGTTATTATATTGGCGTTTGACACGGCACTAACCCAGCAAGAGATTCTTGATTTGACCTCGGAGCAAGTAGACCTTAAAGCCGGGATTATCAAGCTATCGGATACGCGGATTATCTCCCTTACCCCGCGTGCGTGCTCTGTGCTGAAGCGTAGATGCAAAGAGTATTCCGGCCCGCTCTTTCCCAATACTCCCAAGAATACAGTCCAGACGGCTTTTATTCGCCTCCGTACCAAGCTTGGACTTAATGGACCGGATTTTAACGACCTCCGAAAGATTGCAATACGACGGATGGCCGATAAGCTGGACCTGTCCGCCCTCAAAGACGCCCTTGGGTACGTCCGCTATGACTCCCTGCAATGGTTGCTTGACTTGGACGTGTGGAAGGCCCGGAGCGCTGATACGCCCGCCCAGCAAGGGAGCTAGGTAGCCTGTTACATTTATTAAGTAGGCGCTACACTGGACGGTGACCTGACTAGGAGAAGCAACCTCGATAAAAAGCCCCGGCGTGTGGAAGGCATGTCTTTTGATTAATTGACCTAGGAGATTTCATGAGCTATTCCGGCAACTACGGTAAGCGTCTCCTAGGTTCTGCCAGAATGAAGCAATTGGTACGTATTAGAGAAAGAGATAACTACCATTGTTTCAAATGTAAAACCCCAGTAGAGAAAGGGGAAGTAGACCACATTATCGCATTAGAGAATGGTGGTTCTAATGATGATACTAATATGCAATTGCTCTGTATTCCATGCCATAAGAGAAAGACAGTAATAGACCTAGGTTACGTAGAACGTACTGGCTGGAAGGATGGACAGCCTACTAACCCTAGTCATCATTGGAATATAGAGTAGGTAGAAAGATTGCATTTGACCCGGAGTTGTTCCGGAGTTGATTAGTATTGATCCAGTATTGTCCCTTGGGTAAGGCTAGGCTACAACCTAGCTCTACCTATCTAGTAGTCCTAGTACCTAATCCCTCCTCTGTAGGTGTAGCTCTCTGTCTATAGGCTAGTAACCATAGTCCATATACATAGGTCTATACATAGGATAGTCATAGTTAGTTATCCATAGTATTAATCCAGTAGTAATACATAGCCTATTACATAGGTAGAGCTATAGCCTAGGTGTAGTTGAGGATATGCACAATAGTGGTGCAACTCTCGAGGTTGATAGGCAATCTCTAATAGTTCTACATAGCAGATAGGTCTAGCCTATCGATAGGAGAATACTACCGGGGGGGATAGGCGATATTTAGAGTCAATCGATTCTGGAATC